ATAAAAAACCATACAACAATGGTGATAAAAAACCATACAACAATGGTGATAAAAAACCATACAACAATGGTGATAAAAAACCATACAACAATGGTGATAAAAAACCATACAACAATGGTGATAAAAAACCATACAACAATGGTGATAAAAAACCATACAACAATGGTGATAAAAAACCATACAACAATGGTGATAAAAATATAATTATAAAAAAATAAAAATAATATTTAGAATAAATAAACATAATGAATAGATCACAATATGATTTACTAAATTTGCATAATTATGATAAATCTTCTATACAATATTATAAAACATATAATAGTGTACCATTTACTGTAGTTGAAAATTTTAAATTTAAAAAAATAGATAATAATTCAGAAATAAAAGAAAACTATACAAATATAACATCTTTTAGTAATAGATCACCATATGATAAATATATGATGAATAAATTTTTAACATACTATTAAATAATATATATTATTTAATATATATTATTTTAACCAAAAGTATTTTCAGTAGAATATACAACATATAAAAATCCGTCGGTATCTTTATATTGTGAATATAATTCACTCATAGTTAAATTAGAATTAGGTATTTTATTATTTATAAAAACAAATATAGCTTTTTCACTAGAAATAAAAATTCTTTTTCTAATTACATATAAAAATTGAGATATTGTAAAAGTTTTTGGCACCAAAAACTTTTGTTTGTTAATATCTTCAATAGTCGAATTATTTTTTTCAACTATTACAGGAATATGATCAATATATTTAGATATAATATTAAATGATTGTGATTGTCTTTCAGACAATGTAAATTGATCTTTAAACTTTTTTTTATTTAATATACTCATTCTTTTATTATAATAAAATACATTTTAAGTTTATATTATAATTTTTCTTTTTCTTGTAAAGATGTTAAATATTCAATAATTACTTTTTCTAGTGAGTTTATATCAGCACCAACTATAGAATGAGAAAAATTACCATTAATATATATTAAAAATGTAGGAACACCATATATGTTACTTTTATCTGTTAGATTTGAATCGACATTTTCTTTACATAATAATATTTTGTTAGTATAATTATATTTTTCTGCAAGTTTAGCGTATATAGGAGCAATTTGTTTACAAGGACCACACCAATTAGCATATATATCAATTATACATAAATTATTATTTTCAATTGAATTTATTTTATCTTCTAGAGAAGATATTTCAAAAACTTTATATGTGTTATCATTATCATTATTTTTCATTAATTCTTTGTAAATTTTATACATTTTTATTATACACAATATTCTTTAAGTTTATAAACAATTTATATCATTTGTATATAAATATGATTCTATTTTTCCGGTAATATCATAAAAATTAATCACTATTGTTTCTAAGTCACTATTAGTGTTACCAATACATACATTAATAATATTTTCATCTTCGTAAATTAAAGTATCATCATCACAAAAGTATGTATCAGTATATAATTCAATTTCTTTTCTTATATCGTTTAATTCAATAAATATATTATATATTTCATCTAAATTATCTAAAGTTATATTATTATATAAATTTATTTCTTGAATTAAATTTTTATATTCAGATATAATATCTTCAATATCAAATAACTTATTTTTTATAAAATATTTAAAATTTACAGGATCTATTATCATTTTTATATATAATATATAATTTATAATAAAAAATCATTTTTTATTATAAAATTTAAAGTGTAAATAAGTTTATTTTATAAAAAATTATCAAAATCTAATTTAAGATCAATCATACCAGTTCCATTTTTAGTTTTTTTACCACATATAATAGAAGCTGAAACCCCATCTGTATTTTCTACTTCACATTCATATGCAGCTTTCAAAAAATTATCTGTTGATTCTTCAAAAGAAGCTTTATTCATTATACCTGCTTCATCTAATCTCATAGTATATCTTGATATAGAAGAAATAGTTCCTGAAAATGTCATTCTTTCTACTAGTAATTTAATATGACAAATATTAATACTTTCCATTATATCTAAACACTCATTTATTAAAAATTCTCTAGTTGCTTCAATACCTAAAATTTCATATATTTCCCACATATTATTTGATATAGTTCTTTTCTTATCAATATAAGGTAAATTCATTATTTCTAAATAATTTGAACCATCAGTATCTATGTACCATTCACCGTCATCATTATAAGTATAATAAATATTTTCAATTCCTTTTATACCACATATCAATATGTAATTTAATTCAGGTAAAACACATTCTTCGATATATATTATATTTTTATTTTCTAAATTAATAAATTCTACTATATCAGAAGGTAATTCTATATTTGATGTGTCAATATATATATCAAATTCATTAATACTATCAGGTGAAAATAAACAACATAAATCTGAATTAAAATGTTTATATAAAGTTTTTGCTATATTTTCAAGTAAAATTTTATATTTATATATCAAGTTAATATCTAGTTTAAATGATATATGACATGTATATATATCATTTTTGTAATCATTAAACCAGGATTCGTTTTCATATAATAGACAAAAATTTTCATACCAATGTTTTTCAACTTTAGAATTAATAATATTATAACTAGTTATAATATTTTCAAAGTATATTTCTACTAAAGTAGAGTTTATTATTTCTCTTAGATTTTGAATTGTATCATTATTTTTTGTAAAATATAATTGACAACTTTTTGATTTTGGTTCTTTAGTTGTGTTTAAAATTTCTTGAAATCTAGGTACACCTGCTAGAACACTTTTTTCACTTTGTCCAGCTTTATGAAAAGTATCTCTTACATTTATACCATTAAATAGAGTAAAATTTCTTGTTTCTTCAACAGTTAAATCATATACATATTTCGTACTACCTTTTACGTAATTTACAGAAACAACTTCATCAAAATATACATCTCTATTTGGAAATTTTTCTTGACTTTTACCAAAAAGATATGTATATCTTTTTTTTAGAGTAATGTTTTGTAATTTTTCTTGTTTTTTAATATTAGTTAAAGTAAATATATTAGCAAATTTTTGAGAAAAACCATTATTAATTTTTAAAGTATATTTATTTTTTTTATTGGTTAAAATACTTAAAAATTTGTTTATTTTTCTATCATCATATTTAATTTTTCCAAAAATACCATAGTAATTTAGTAAAAATGATATACCGTCAATTAAATCTTTTGATATATTATTAATAGTAATAAATCCATGTTTTATATCTATATTTGCATTACAACTAAAATAACCATCAATAAATCCTAAAATAAAATTATCATTTGTATTATAAATAAATTCTGGAAGTTTTTTATAAATTGAAGTAGTATGACAAGTTAATTTAAACATTTTTGCAAATACTACAGAATAAATTTTTAAATTAATTAGTTTAGTATTGATTTCAATTTTTCCAATTTTTTTTTTATTGTGTTTTATAATTAACTCATTCTTTACTCTATATTTATCAAAAAAATCAGTAATTTTTTTCTTAATTTTATCATTATTAATGATAGAAATATTAATATATTTATTATTGTAAAAACCTTTTGCTAAATAAACTCCAAATACAAAACCAAAATCTTCATCAAAAATAATTTTATTTGGAATATAAGATATAACATTATTTTTTTTATGAATTTTTAATTCTAAATAATCATATGTATCTCTTGGTTTACAAATTGTATGAGTTGTTGGTAAAAAATCACCAACTTTAATATCACTTCCATTAACTGAATCAAATTTTTTTCCATTCCAAACAAGAAAAGATTTAGATTGTGTTGCAGTAACTTCACGACCTGATTTAGTAACAACTTTAACAAGTTTTCCAACTGGTAAATGTTTTGTTACTGCTTCAATTTTATACCATTTTGTATACCCATTTTCATCACAAGATGGAATTTTAAAACCATCATTAAGTGGAAGATATTGAGTTCTATTTTCAAGTATAAATTGTATATCTTTTTTATCTGTATTTTTTATTAATGTATCAATCATATTACCTATAGGTTCAATAATAATTTTTCCATTATTATCATATAATATTTTATCATTCCAATCAATTGAATTTAGTGTATTTTGAGTATTTTTTTCACCAATACTTTGAGCACATATAATACCAACACTTTGTCCAGGATGTATTAAACTACTTTCATAAATTTCTTTCAACTGTGATTTAAGAACATTTATTAATGAAGGATATATTTGTTGAGTTTTTAACTGTCTTTTTAATCTATCTTTGTTAATTTTTACAACTGATAAAGACGTATCTAAATTTATATCAGGATTAGGTTTTATAAAATCAACTAAATATTCAATCTCTTCACTAGTTAAATTTCTTTTTTTCATATACAATGTTATTTATATTTTTTTTAATATTTATAAAAAAAAAATCATTTTTTTTATATAATAAATGTCTTTAAATGAAAGTGATTTATATTTAAAAATAGAAAAATTGTTAAAAGAACAAGTTTTTGATTGTACTAATATGAATTGGTCAAAACAGTTGACGGAAATAATTGTAAAAATTGTTTTAACTATTTCATTGTTATTATTATCTTATCCTTTAATGATAGAGTTTGATAATCAATTATCAAAATTAATTGTTGGTGATACTGAAACATCTGTTTATGATAAACCAGAAGATGATGATGAAAGAAAGAAAAAGTTAGATATTTTATATTGGGTTAGAGGTGTGATTTATTTATTTGTTGGTGTAATTACAATTATGATAGCTTTGGATATATTTAGAAAATATAAAATTTTTATTTTATCTAATATTTTTGTAAGTGATTTATTAGTATTCTTTGCAATTTTTGGTTTTACTTTAATTTTTACAGCTATTAGTAATATAACATGGACTGAATTTGTAACTAATACACCTTTTATTAGATTTTTATTATTAGTAAGTATATTTGTAGGTATAGTTTTTTTAAGCAATAAATCACGTAAATAAAATAATTTTATTTAACCTATAATTAAAAATGATTTTTTAAATTTTTAATTAAAATATAACAAAATAGAAATGCAAGTTAAAGATTATTCAGAAAAAGCAATTGTAATTGTCGGTTCTCTAACAGATTTAGAAACATATAAAAATGATATATTAGAACTTGGTGGTAAATATAATAATTCTTTGACAGATAAAAAAAATAATAAAAAATTTTGTGGATATGTTTTTCCAAAAACTAGAGAAAAAGTTGTCACAGAATGGATTAATTCTTATAAACTATTAAATAAAAATACAATTACATCATCTTCTTTACCATCTCCAACTTATATATCTTCTACCTCATCTATTTCAAATGAAGATTTGTTAAAAAGAATAATTTTATTAGAAGAAGAAGTTAAAAAATTAAAAAATAATACTAAAAGTACAGATGATTTTGAAGATGATGAAATTGCTCCATCAAGAAGATTATTAAGTAAATAAAATATAATAAATATAGTTTTTATTAATATATTAAATAATATATTAATAATACTCATAATGGGGTTTGAACCCATGACTTTTGGTTCATAAGACCAACACTCTACCAACTGAGTTATACGAGTTATACGAGTTATATGATTTATATATAAATTATAGCAATAAGTAGTTTCGATCTACCGACCTATGGGTTATGAGCCCATCGCGCTTCCGCTGCGCCATACTGCTATACTCCTTCAACAGGGCTTGAACCTGTGACCTTTCGGTTAACAGCCGAATGCTCTAACCAGCTGAGCTATGAAGGATTTTTATTAAAGATTAATAATCTTTAAATAATATTATTTTAAATTAAGATAATTATGTAAATCATTATATAAATCGTCTAAAATTATATTTATATATAAAAATAATTTTGGAATAGTTTTTAATATATTTATTTCATTTGATATTTCATTTGATATTTCATTTGATATTTCATTTTTATTTTTAATAATTTCTTTATCTCTAACTGGACTACATAAAGATAAAGATAAATCAAATAAAAAATTAGATAATTGTAATAAATTATTTCTATTAAAATTATCTGTAGTAATCATTTGAATAAATAAATCAACATCCATGAATTCTTCTATATCTTTTCGTTTTTTAGATTCTTTATTAAGTATATATAAAAATCTATTTTTTATTTCTTTATATAAACTAATAATATATTCAAAATTTGGATTCTCATTATTTATTTGTTCATATATTAATTTACACCAAGCTTTTTTCATATTTTCTTCAACTTGATTTTTAATAATATCTTCGTTTATAATAGACATTTATATATTTATCTTAATTTTTTAAATTAATCAATATTAGAGTAATAATTAATATGATTAGTTTTATATTTATAATCAGATTTTGCAACTACAGTAATACTTTTTAATAAATCAATATAATTATTATTTGTTACTGTTGTTGTATAGACATCATTTAAAAATTTCTTAATCTTTATTTCATCAGTATTATCTAATACTGGATAGTTTCTATATTTCCATATATTATCAGAAGATGATATAGATTGTGGTAAATTATCTGTGTTTACGTTTAAAATGATGTGTTCTATTAAAATAAAATCTAAATTATTATATTCATTAACAAAATATTTTTCATCAGGATTTTCTGTATTTAAATCAAATTGCATCTTACTAAAAATTAATAATAAATTTTTGTAAGTTTGAATTAAACATTTAAATGCTTTTTTATTTAATATATTTGAGTCAAACTTATCATTTATAGTTATGTTACAATTAGGACCTTCATTCATATTTAATTGTGAATTAAATATAACTTTTTTAAGTTTATCAACATTATTTTCTGTATATGTACTAATATAGTTTATTAAACTTATTATATAAATGTAAGTGAATTTAACTACTTCATCTGTCTTATTTAATTTACTTGTAGAATTATCACATAATGTTTCAAAATAGTCTGGAACTTTAATTTTTTCAAGATTAATAGAGTTTATACTTATTAAATTTACTGGGTTATATAGATATTTTAAAACTAATTTTGAAATTAAATTAATATTATCTTTTGATTTTTCATTAAAAACAATAGTTTTCTTTAATTGAAATATTGTAAAAACACGTAAAATATTATCATAGAAATCTTTAATTCTTAATGTAATCCATTCTCTAATAAATACATCAGATTGTATAAGTTTATCTGAATTTTTAGAAGTAACTAAACCATATACATATGAAGGATTTTCTAAAACAATTTTTCTATATTTTTGTAACTCTTGTCCAATATAATTCTTTGAAAAACTATAATATGGAAAATTATAAACTAATTTCTTTTTATCAGTTAATTTTAATATTTCTTGTGCATATATATCTTTAAATTTTTCTAACATACAAATATCAAAATTTTTACGTAACATTTTAGATATACTTTGTTCTCTATCATAAATATAATCATTTTTTATCGAAAATAGACTACGATTTATACCTTTATGTCTATATGTATCATTTATATTAAATTTATATTCAGGTAATAAACTATATAATTTTAACATAACATAATAATTTACTGATGGATATAAATTACCATCTATTATTAATTGTTTATCAGTAACACCTTTTTCTAAAGATTCTATATCTTTTTTCATTTTTTTTATATTTTCTTTATTATTATTTATTACTTCAATTATTTTGTTAAACCTATCATCTTTGTCTGTTAAAGAATTTGTTTCAATTCTTTCTTCAATATCTTCTATATATTCTTGTTTACTTTCTATGTCTGCATTAATTTTATCTTGCATTGTTTTTAAAACATTTATTTCTTTTTTTATTATATCATAATCAGGTAATAATCTTGAATGTAAATTAAAATTTAAATTCATAGAACCAATATCAATATTTTTTAATTTATTTTCAATATCTTGAGTATAGTTATATAATTGTAATTTTTTTATGTCTTCTTCAGGTATTATATTAATTGAGTAAGTATTTATTATTTTTACATAACTAGTTTCACCCAATAATTTTTTTTTTAACTTTTCTTTTTGAGTATTTGTTAACTTATCCATTTATTTATTATATAACTTTTTTTTATACAATATTATCAAAATTTATTTGTGGTCCTTTCATTTTTCTTTTTGGTTTATTATTACTATTATTATTATTTGTCATATTATTTATCATACCTAACACATTTGCACCGGTTTTCTTCATTATCATTTTTGATATTATAAAGAATGCTGCATTCATAATAATTAAAAACAATAATCTTAACTCAACAGCAATCTGTGTTTGAGGCATATATTTCTTTTCTCCTAACTCAATCAACAATTTTTCATATGAATTCATACTTATAATTTGTTGTTGTGTAAAACCTTCCATATCTAACTTTAAAAATTTACCAAAAACAAATTCACATACCATAAACCCTCCTATTAAAAATGTCTTATATTGTTCAACTGAATTATCTAAACTCAATCTTCTCAACGTTGAATCGTAAGAATTTTTTAAAGTCTTATAATCAGTGTGCATTGAAAATTCAGGTATGTCAGTTGTATTATAAGATTTTTTTAGTAAATCAAATTTAAATAATAATTCTCTTTTCATCTCTTCTTCTTCTTCAATTGTTAAAACTGGTATTTTATTATCTTTAACTTTATTTATATTTGAATCTTCATTTAAAATTTTATTTAATGTACTTTTTTTATATGGACTATTTACAGTTGGAGAACCATAATTATCTCTAGTTATACTATATTTACTAACAGATGAATGTATTACATTATTTTTATAAGTATTAGAATTCTTATTATTATTTTTTAATGTATCTTCTGTTAATAATTCTTTTAAACGTTTATTTAATTCATCATCTTCATCATCTTCATCATCTTCATTATTTTTATTTTTATTTTTTCTATTAAAAAATTCAGTTGGATTTTTATAATCATTATTTATAATATTATTATCTGATCTATAACTTCTATTATCTGATCTATAACTTCTATTATCTAATCTATAACTTATATTATCTGATCTATAACTTCTATTATCTAATCTATAACTTCTATTATCTGATCTATAACTTCTATTATCTGATCTATAACTTCTATTATCTGATCTATAACTTTCTATATCATCATTATTTTTTTGTATATTATTATATTTTATATCCATATCTTTATCCATATCTTTATCCATATCTCTATCCACATCTCTATCATCTTTATCCACATCTCTATCATCTCTATCCACATCTCTATCATCTCTATCCACATCTCTATAATCTCTATCCACATCTCTACCATCTCTATCCACATCTCTACCATCTCTATCCACATCTCTACCATCTCTATCCACATCTCTATCCACATCTCTATCCACATCTCTATCCACATCTCTATCCACATCTCTATCCACATCTCTATCCACATCTCTATCATATCTATCACTTCTATCATCTCTATCATCTCTATCACTTCTATCATCTCTATCACTTCTATCACTTCTATCATCTCTATCATATCTATCACTTCTATCACTTCTATCATCTCTATCATATCTATCACTTCTATCACTTCTATTACTTTTTTTTTCAGTGTTTATTTCATCATCACTATCATCATAATTACTTTTATATTGTTTTTTATTCCTATCACTATATTTATCTTGACCAATATTTTCTATATTATTTTTATCATCATATGGGTTAAAATTTTTAGAAATGTATTCAGTTTCTACTAATTCAGGTTTAATTTTAGATTTATTTTCAAAAAATTCAAGATATAAAGTAGATTGTCTTTTAAATTTTCTAGGAATATCTACTTGATTTTTACCTAAAGGTATTTTTATAATATTTATATCTTTTTTGGTCATATTTAAATACATTATTGATAACTTTAAATTAAAAAATTAGTAAATATATTAATATTTTTAATAAAGTTAAAAATGAATTTTATTTAAAGATTTTTTAATTATTATAAAAATGGGAAAAATAGTTTTAAAAAAAATTAAACATGGTGGAGAAGATTATATTTATCATCAAGAAACTAATTTTATTTTAAATTCTATTAAAGATAAACAAGTTATTGGATATTATAATAAAAATACTAAAGAATTATTTTTTTATATTTTTGAAAGTATGATAGAATTATGTAACACTTATAATTTTAAATATGATTCTTCTATTATTAAAAAAGAAGAAAGTAAAGAAGAAGAAGAAAGTAAAGAAGAAGAAGAAAGTAAAGAAGAAGAAGAAAGTAAAGAAGAAGAAGAAAAAGAAAGTAAAGAAGAAGAAGAAAGTAAAGAAGAAGAAGAAGAAAGTAAAGAAGAAGAAGAAGAAGAAAGTAAAGAAGAAGAAGAAAGTAAAGAAGAAGAAGAAAGTAAAGAAGAAGAAGAAGAAGAAGAAGAAGAAGAAAGTAAAGAAGAAATTAAAGAAGAAGAAATTAAAGAAGAAGAAAGTAAAGAAGAAGGTAAAAATGATATTGAAAAAAATATGATTAATACTTTTAATCTTCTAACTAAAGATGTTAGACAGATTATTAATAATAATAATAATTATGTCAATATTATAAATAATCAAAAGAAAGAGATTGAAAATTTAAAAAATAAGTTAATAAAATCCAATAATAAAATTGAAGAATATGAAAGTAAATTTAATTTAATGAAAAAAATGTTTAGTTAATAATTTTAGTATTATATTTTTATAATTAAAAATATAATAAATGAATACCATTTTGTATTATAAAACATGTTCAGGATTAAATATATATAATCAAAGGTGTAATAGATGTGTAATTTTTTTAAAAAAGGAATATATTTATGTTATGAACATGGTAATATATTTATGACAATATATGATACTAATATATTGTATAATAATATTTATAATGAAAAATATAAATATATTTCGTATTTAAGTAGTAATAAATTCAATAAAAAAATAATAAATAAAAGATATAAAAATGTATTAAAAATTTTTTTTTAAATATTTATATGATCTTAATAAAGATGTTATTTGTTTAATAATAAATTATTTATAAAGATTATGTTAATTTTTAAAAGAAAATATAGTTTGATAAGTTTCAATAGCGGTAATTATTGTACCTTTATTTTGATATTCATACATATCGTCTTTTTTAGTATGTAATAAAGTAGTAATTAAATTTGGAAATTTTTCAGAAGAGTATTCACTAGTTTTTTTATTATATTCTGTTCTTATTATTATAGTATCAAGATCACCTGATTTAACAGGAATATAATCATGACTATTACAGTTAAATTTTTCTTCTAGTGTTCTAGTTTGTAAACTTTCCCAAAAAAGTAATTTTAAATTTGTTAAAGAACCAATAATATTATCATCTTCTTTAGTAAATAAAATAATATATCTATATTCATTAGTTAATAAACATAAAATTTTAGTACAATACATACTAAGACCGTCAACATTTTTAATTTTAATTAAATTAGGGTTGTTAAAATATTCTGAAAATAATTCATATATATATTCCCTTTCTGGTCCATAACTATCTAATAATAAACCATAATGTGCCATATTAATTTAAACTTTAATTTATTATTTTAAATTAAAATTTTTAATTTAAAATAAAAATAATATCAATATCATCTTTTTTATTTTTTAATATTCTCTTGTTTATTAGTTTTGGTAAAAACTCATTAATATGATCTACAAGATCATCTGGTATTTCACAATTTTCTTCATTATAAGGATTTAAATTTAAGTGAATTTCAATTTTTTCGTAAAAATTACTTTCTTTTTTACTACGTGTAGCAATATTAATATAGTTTACAATATCATTAATATTAGTATTTTCATTAATTGTTGTAAAAAATTTATTAATCCATAATAATTGATTATTAATTTTTATATATAGAGTAGTATCAACCTCTTCTTTATAATTATTTGAATATATAAATTTATCTAATATATTAGAATTTTTATTAGATAAATTTGTTTCGTCATTTAAAATAATTTTTTTTAAGATTTTATCACAATCATGAAGTATATTTAATTCTTCTAAACAAAACCAACATAATGAAGTATTTTTTGTACTACAAAGTTTTTTAAAATTATTTATTCTAAAATTTTCTTGTTGTGTTTTTTTTGAATGACAATTAGGACATAATGCTGTTAAATTATCTAAATTATCATTAAAAGAGATTGAAAAAGGAATTATATGATCTATCTGATATGTACTTGGTAATAGTTTAGTACAAGTTTTACATTTCCATTCTTGATTAAACGCAACAATTTTTTTATCACTTTCTTTTAATTGTCTTTTACTCATAATACAGTGTACAAGTATGCAGTATATATTATAAAAATATATATTTAAGTAAGTCTTTTTTAAAATTGATTTTTTTAAAGTGTTTTCAATGTTTATTAAATTTTTTTCTCATTATACTATAAATATGTCTGAAGAAGAATGCAGAATTTGTTATGAAGTTTTAAATAAAACTACTAGACGTAAAATATGCTGTTCCAAATGTGATTTTTTATACTGTTTTTCGTGTTTAAAGAAAAATATGTTAATTAGTGAAGATAATGTTAAATGTATAAATTGTAATTATGATTTTCCTTTGACTTTTTTTGTAAAAAATACACCAAAAAATTTTTATAAAGAAACATTATTGGAACATAATACTAAGCTTTTATTTGCTAGAGAAAAAAATTTATTACCAACTTCTTTTCATTTAGTTGAAATAGAAAAAGAAAAAGATAGATTAAAAGATGATAATAAAAATATTAGACTTGAAATATTAGATTTGAATAAAAAAATAGCTGAGTTAGAAAGAAGATATATTATGAATAAAAGACTAATAAACAATACAAATGATATAAATATAAAAAAGAAAACTTATATTCATAAATGTCCAATTAATAATTGTAGAGGTTATTTAAATAATGAATGGATTTGTGGTATTTGTAATGTAAAAATATGTGATAATTGTTTTACTGAATTAAATGAAGAACATAAGTGTGATGAAAGTTTAGTTGAAACAACAAAATTGATTTTAAAAATATCAAAACCATGTCCAGAATGCGGAATTTCAATTATGAAAAGTGAAGGATGTGATCATATGTTTTGTACAGCTCCAGGTTGTAACACGGGTTTTAGTTGGAAAACTGGATTAAAAATTAAAAATTCTGAAAATACAAATCCATATTATTATCAATGGGTTCGTTCAAATAATATAACAACAATAAGATCACCAGGTGATGTTAGATGTGGTGGTTTACCTGATATAAATGAACTTTGGCCATACTTATGTTTGTATATAGATTATTTAGAAAATTTAGATTTTATTAGGATATTAAGATGCACTCATCATATTCAAATAATTGAAATTCCTTATTATAGAAATTTATTAAGTTTTGTTGAAAATAATGATGAATTACGTGTTGATTATTTATTAAATCGAATAAATGAAGAACAATGGAAAAAAGAGTTAAAAATAAGATTAAAAAATAAAGAAAAATATACAAACATACTAAATTTATTTACGTTGTTTGTTGATACTATGATTGAGTTAATTAATTCATTAATGATAGTAGATTTATTAAAAGAAAATGTTATTAATAATTGTAAAAGTATTAAGTTATTTAGACAATATATTAATGATGAATTTGTTAATCTTATAGAAATTTATAATAATAAAATGCCATTTATAAGTAAAAAATGGGAGTACTGTACACAAAATACTAAAGGTGAAATAAAAATTGTAAGTTAAAGTAAAGTATATTATTAATAAGTAAATAAAAATTTATAAAATTGATTTTTTATAAATTTTATCTTAAAAAATATAAGAGTAAATAAGTTAGTTATTTATTATTATGAATTATACCTGGACTTTGTCAAATAATTTAAGTATACTGAGTGTTAAACATATGAAAAAAATGTTAAAAGATATTGGTAGTTATAATTCATTTAAATCTAGAGAAGAATACGAAAGTCGAATTAATACTTTTAAAAATATAATTAATTTTCCGTGGAGAAGTGATCAAAAAGAAATTATCGATAATTTTTTAGAATTTAAATATTCAAAGTATGTTATACATGGTATTTTTGGTGCAGGTAAAACTACATTATTATTAGGTATGTTAATTCTTGGTATTTTAAATAATTTATTTAAACCTGAAGATATTATGTTTATTTCTTATAATATTTCTATAAAAAATGAAATTAAAAGAAAGTTAAAAAAATATGGTATAGCAAATAAAATTATTGTTAGAACATTTGATAGTTTGATATTTGAAATTTGTAAAATAGCTAAATATCCACATATTAATTTACCAAATTTTGATGGTAAACGTAAATTTGTATATGAAAAAACTTTTGATAAAGATTTTGATTTTTTTCCTTCTAAACAACCTAAAATAATATTTATTGATGAATGTCAAGATCTTGAAAAACAGATGTTAGATATTTTATTTAGATTTTATCCTAAATCTAATTTTGTATTTGCAGGAGATATTTTTCAATCAATTCAAAAAGAACCAAGAGAAAGTATATTATGGCATTATATGATGTTAAATCCAGTTCCAAGTGATGTTTTTAAAATTTACATGTACAATACTCCTAGAGTACCTCAAAATATTTTAACACAATTACAAAAAACTTTAAGTATATATTACCCTGAATTTAAGAATAAAATTAATAATTGGGTATCTAGTAATACTACATCTAATGCTGAAATTATTTGGAAAAGATTAACTTCTTATACACATATTTTTAATGATTTAAAAGATTATTTAAACGAGCCTGAACATACACCTGAAAATACAATGATATTGACATTTTCTTCTGCGATAACTGTTAAGGGAAATATGGGTGATATTGCAAGAATTAGACAGTTTTTGAAAGAACAAGGTATAAATGTAAATAATGATCATAAAAAACAAGACGAAAAAAGTTATTTTCTAACAACTTCTAATTCATCAAAAGGTTTAGAAAGAGATTATGTAATTATTTTTTTAACTTTTCCTTTAGAAAGAGCTTTTGTACATTTATCAGATGACATTGTATTAAACTTAATAACTGTGGCACTAACACGTGCAAAAAAAGAAGTTATCATGTATGTACCTTCTTATGAAGATAAGTATAGTAAAATGTTAAGTATTTTTGAAACATGTCCACTACCAAATTTATCTCGTATTAGAACTGGTAAAATTATGAATGAATTTAGTTTTCAAGATTATATTGATAATGAACATTGTGTTACAGAATTAATTCGTGCTTCTATTATTAAATACGATACTAGAATTTCTTTATTTTCAAATACTAAAGTATTCAATTTTGGTAAACTTTTTACAGAAGATATAAAACATAATTTGTTACCTATTATTACAGATGAAGAAAAATGTTTTGTTGGTATATTAATTGAAAATTTGATTACTTCAACATGGCAAGGTTATTGGCCATTTATTTTACCTATTGATTTATCATCAAATCCAATGTACTTACATGTTATAAATAGATTAAAAAAGGTTGAACAAAAATTTAGTACATTTAAATCAAATAATGTTTTTAATGATACAAATCAATTTGAAGGTATATATATTTATTCACAATATATTATTGCATTATCTAACAAGTTATTTGTAAACTTATCAAAATCTTTGTATAATAATCTAAAAATATATTGGTCATATTTAAAACCTAAAACATTTTTAATTAAACCAAAAACTGATGAAACTAATAAACTAAATATACAAAAACCAGTTCGTATGCCATGGATAACAGGTGTTGTTGATGTATCTATTAATAGTGATAAAGAAATTGAGTTGTATGAAATTAAAGCATCAAGAGATAAAGATTGGAAAGATAATGCTTTAATACAAATAATATGTTATGCATTAATGTCAGGTAAAACATGGTCTAGACTTCACTTAATAAATCCTTTTCAAAATGAATATGTATCTTATTATTTTGATACAAAAAAAATACTAACATTACGTGATGAATTATTAAAAGATGTATTAATTTATAATGTTAATTCAATGATGGCAAAAATGTATTCTATTGTAAAAACTAATGGATTACCATCTTTATGTGTAGACAATACATTAGTTTTAGATATTAGAAATGATGAGAAAAATCAAGTTGTACAAGTTAGTATTATAAATATTGTATCACCAATAAAAGTAGAATTTGTATATAAAAATACAATTAGTAATAACAAAGAAAAAACTACTACAATGGCTCGTTTAGAAAAATATATGTGTGAAAGTTCTTTGTCTATTGATGATTTATTAAATGAAGTTAATAATATCTTATTAAACCCTGTTAATAAAAATAAAACAATATGGGTATTTAATGACGTAACAGAAACTTCCAAAATTTTTTCAAGTCTTATTGATGTTGATAGATATAAATCTATTAAAACAACTTATAATTTAGAAAACGAAGAAAAAATTATTGATTTTTTAAAGTATTCAAAAAATCTTGATAAAAGTTATGAGTTAAACTTGACAGATTCACTCAGTCGTAATATATTGTCATTGTCTTTTCTATTTTTTAATAACACTTTTTGTTAGATGATTAAATAATATAACTTAAATTTATATATAAAATTATATATAAATTTTATTATGTGTTTTATATATCTTTTATTTTTGATACAATAATTAAATACCCATATTATTTTATAAAAATAAAGTTATTACAAGTTTAAATACTACTAAATGATAAAATAATATTATCATCAATTTTTTTTTTATTTATATTATTTATTATTTTAGTAATGATATTATTATTTATAGTATATTTTTTAGTTGTTACAAAATTATTTATATAATTTAAATGATCTTCTAATGATTCCATTTATTTATTAAGATATAATATAATTATAATTACTAATATGTTTATATACTTTTATTTATTTTTTAATTTTATTATTAGAATATATATTATTTATTATATTAATTCTCTTGTTCATTATTTTTAATGTATTATCTAAAGAAAAAATCCATCTTAAATAATTCAAATTTTTAATTATAAAAGATTCAATATAATGTGAATTAATTACTTTATTACCGATTAAATAATTATTAATAATACAATATATTGTATCTTTATATTTTTTTATATAACTAACATTACTTAAAATATTATTAATTTTTTCAGAATCATAATATATATATTCATTATAGTAACGTTCATACGGTTCTTTAATATTATTTTTTATATTAACAATATCTTCAATCATTATTTCATCTATAATTATTTTTACAATATCTTTGTTTACTTCATATTCTTCAATTTTTATAACTTCTTTTAATATTGTAAAATTTTTAAACAAATAATCTATAAAATCTAAAGGTGTTAAATGTTCCAAACCTTCTTTTTTATTATTTGAAATATCATCGTAGTTTCCTTTTTCTAATAAAATTTTTTCAATATTTTCTTTATTAAAATTAGTTATATTATTAGTATACTTAGTGTTGGATATAAAATTCATTAATTTTATTGATATATTATTTTTTATGTTATTATCATCTATCATTAATGTTTTTACAGTTTGTAATAAAAGTACGATAATATCATGAATTGAACTAAAATTATAATTATTAATTATACCATAAAGTGTTTCATTATAAATATAAGAAGATTTACCAAAATCTATAATAACAGGAATAAATTCGGGTTCTATTGTAAATATTTTATTATTAAAAAACCATGATAATTTTTCTTTATTTTTATTATTGATTAATATAATATTCCAAGGTGTTAAATCATTATGTACCATATTAAAATTATTTTGTAGTTCTTGTATTATCAATACTACTTGTACTAAAATTAATAAAAAATTTTTAATATCAAAATAAGAATTTTTTAAAAAATCATTCAATATTATACCTTGAACATAATTTAAATATATATCATAATAGTTATTATTTTTTTTAAAATTCAAACAATTTAAAAAATATGGTTTTTTAATGTTGTTTAATAAATTTATATACACAAAAGTTTCGTTAATATTTTCTTTAATTTTTTTAGGATCATTTGTAGTTTTTAATATAATATTTCCAAAATTATATATACTAGATAGTTTATTTTCAAAAAGTAATTTTGTTTTTAAAAAATTAATTGTATTATTATTTTCTTTTGAATTTTTAATATTTTCATATTGTAAAATTTCTTGTATTTCTAAAGGTGACATTATGTTTATTTTTTTATTTAGCGAAATTTTATTGATTTCAATAAAAACTTTTTGAAAATAATTTAATACACTTTTCTTACTTAAAAAAGTATCATAAAAATTTTTACAATTTTTAATAATTTCTATACATTTATCATCATTATTTTTACACCATTTAATTTTATCATATATATCAGATAAATCACTCTTAACAGGAATATAATGTATATATGGTTTTAATAAATTACTATACCACAATTGCCATTTTGATTCGACCATTAAAATAACAGAATTCATATTTAATTCTAAAGATAACCTAAATGCGGAAACATGACCTTCAATATGAATTATATATTTATAATTAGATTGTTCTTCAGGTGATAACTTAGGAACTAAAGAAAATGGAAAATTTTCTATCATCATAGTTTGTAACTCTTTAATTTTTTTAATTTTTCTTGGTCTTAATTGCCATTTAGTTATTCCTGCATCTAAAAATAATTCATCGTCATCACCGTCTTTTAATTTTTTACTTGATAAATATGCTATTTTTAATCTTGGATTTGTTTCTATAGTTACACCAATACCTGTTGAACTACCTCTAAATACAGCAATTGGTTTTTTTGTATGCCAATTATTATTAAAATTTAATGGATATTTACTATAAGTTTCATTAAACCATTTATCTTCGAAACTTTTAACTCTTAACCATTCTTCCCATGTTGGTATAAGAATATCAGCATAACTATCCGTTTTTGACATACTTAAAATAGGACAAAATTTATCATAATCATGTGATACCAAAGGATAATTATCATCATCCCACATATTATCATAAGGTTCTGTTCTAGTCTTTTTTAAAATAGGAAAATCTCTGCGATTTAAAAAAAACTCAACATCAGGAATAACTAACGTATCACATAATTCTTCTAACAAATTTTTAAAAACAGAATGATTAGTATCATTTTCTGAAACAGGATATTCATATCTTATTAAAGAATCATTTGAATACCAAGTATTTATATTTTTATTTATATTTTTAATATTAAATTTTCTATTTTCACGAGAACTAATTTTACTTAAAAAATTATGTATATTATTATCTGGTATTTTTATTTTATCACTCCATTCATTTACAAATTTATTTTTTGAAAAAGGTAAAAATACTTTTAATTTATTATTTTCTATTTTTACATATATACCTTTTTTAAATTTATGAAAAATATATCTAAAAGTATTCATAACATCTTCATGAGAAAAATCTTTATATTTATTTATATCTGTATTTAAAATATTTGTATACATATTGAAAATATTATTATATAATAATATTTTATTTTGATATTTTTTAATGGTTGTACTATTTTTATATTGTTCAAATTGTTCTTCATCACCAGCTGTAAAATGTGTTTGATTAAAATGTGTATATCTATTATTTGTATTAATTTTTATATATTTATTTTTATCTCTTTCTTCTCTAGTATCATATATATCTTTTTTTACTTGAAATTTAGATGTACTTGTTATGGACACTGACATCTTTTACTTATATATTATATATAATATATAAGTAATATTATTATTTCAATTTTGTAACCTTAATTTTGTTTAACTGTGTTGTATTATCAGATAATTTAGCATCTTTTATTTTTTGTAAAACTTTTTCTGGATCTTCTATACCATGTTCACGTAAAATATTCATAGTTTCGTTTTCATGTTCTTTTTTATTTTTATTTAACTTTTTAGTTTTTTCTTCAAGTAAAATTGCATTATTACCGTATTTAAATCCTTGTTGGTTTTTGAATTTTAAAAACTGTATAATTCTTTCTTCTACTTTTTTTTTCTGTTTTTTTAATTTTTTTAATTCATCATTTATTCTTGTAATTTCAACATCTAAACTATTTAATTCATTTATATCAGAATGTATACTTGTACTCATTTATTTAAAATATTTTATATATTTTAAATAATTATTTAATTAATAATATTTTAATATTACATTTGTTCTTTAAATTGTTGATATCCTGTACTAAATAAATTTAATTTTAAAGTATTATCTATTTTAAATTCATACATATTTATTTTAGTTTCTAACTTAACAATAATTATCTTTGTCTTTTTTAATATACTATCAATTGAATATTTTGTTATTTCATTTATAGGAATTGATATTATATTATACATATATTCAAGTATATTATAATCAGGTTTATGTTGCATTTGATAATCATCTAAAGTAATTCCTAATATTTTTTTACCAAATTTTTCACCATATTTTATTGCAAAATTATCACTTATACCTCCATCAACATAAAAATTTTTATTGTATAAAAATTTTTCAAAAACTAAAGGTAAATTACTTGACATTCTTAATGCAGTTATACACGGTAAATCAGGATATTCTTCATATGATATATATTCTGTACGACTTAAAGTTAAATTATATGTTACTACTACTAATTTTTTTTTAAACTTTTCTTTTATATCTTTTAATGTTGGTAAATAACCTATTTTAGATATTATCATTTTTTCTAATGTTGATTGTATAGGATAATAAGATATAGCTCCTGAATTATTAATCATATTTACTATATTAAAATTAACCATAGTATCCATAACATTATTTTGTATTAAATGAACTATCATTTCTATAGGTGTATATCCTATAATTAATAACAAACTTATTATTGATCCAGAAGATGTACCTATGTAAGTATTAATAGATGACATTAAATTATTATCAATTGCACATTGTAAACATCCTAATGTAATAAATGCCCTTGAAGAACATCCTGACAATACTAATGTATCATATTTTAATTCTTTAATTATTTTATTATAATATATATTATCTATTACATTTTCTAAATTTATTAACTTATCACTTGATAATTTTTTTAATATATTTTTCATTTGTTACACATATCAAGTACTTGTTTAAGTAATAATAATATAAATAATATTAATATACTAATAACAAATATAAACATATTATCATTAGATTTATAAAATTTTTTACATACACGACAATTATCAATATGATTACATACATCAACACAAGTCAATGTAGGTGGGACAATATCATTCATTTTTTCTTGATTTTTTTGTATAATATAAGGATATTCAATCACATCTTGTTTTATTGGTAAATTTGGAGGAGGTAAATTTGGAGGAGGTAAATTTGGAGGAGGTAAATTTGGAGGAGGTAAATTTGGAGGAGGTAAATTTGGAGGAGGTAAATTTACTATATAATTATTATTTACATCATCAAAATATTCTACTTTTTTTTCAATTTCATTATCATACTGATTTTTTTTAGGAAAAATCATATGTTCAAAATTATTATCTAAATATTTTTTATTATATTCTTCTTTATCATAATTTCCATAATCATTATCTGTGTACATACCAGATTGTCTTAAAGGTTTAAATTTATTTCTTATAAATTTTTCATATGATCCTACACTCCTTTCATTATTATTTTCTATTTCATCTAAATCAAGAAGATCTTCTATCATTGTAACTTTTTGATATACTGGATTCATAATTACTATTTATTAAAGTATATATCAAAAAATAATTATTTAAATATTTTTATATAATCTTTATATAAATTTTCATTGTTTTCATTTGTAATAATTTCATCTAATAATTTTAAGAAAAAAATATCTTCATTTTTTTCTGTACTTATATCTTCATTTTTTATTTCTTCTTCTTTTTTTAAATTTTCAATTTTAAAAACTATTTTTATACCATCTCTAATTAAATCATTATATTTTTTAGTTTTTTTTAAAGACTTAAATTCTTCATTTGAACCAGACAAACTTAACTTTAATAATTCATTATCTTTTTTAACAATATCTAAACTATCAAATTCTTTTATTTTTTTATAAATAATTTTCTTCTTTGTTAACTCTAAATCTATCTCATTTCTTTGATAATATTTATTTTCATTAAAAATTAAATGAGCTATAATATTATTTTCACTTTCACCAAATGCATGTTGCATTGCAGAACCAGTATAATATATATTATTATCTAATATTTGTCTTGAATGAATATGTCCAGAAACAACAGGCGGATATTCGTTATTCCATTCATCACCTTCTACAGAAATTATAGCACCCATTTTACAACCTTTAAATTCTTGATGTGCAAAAATACAATCAACTTTTTTCCAATCATGTGTTTCTAATGTATTTAATGATTTTTCAAAAAAACCTGGATTTACATATGGTATCATTACAAATTTATTATTTTTTATTTCTGTATATACTACTTTATCTACTATTTTTACATTTTTCCATTCTTTCATACCATTCATCCAATGATTTTCAGTTAAAAATGAACTATGGTTTATTAAATCATGATTACCTACTATAACATAAGTATATGATACTTTTCTTAACATATCAATAAATTCATAAGCTTTATTTAAAGCGACTGTGTGTAACCTTTCATGTGTATGTAATAAATCACCTAATACAACTATAAAATCAGGTTTTATATTTTCAATTAATTTTTTTAATTTATTTATAAATATTTCAACTTCAATAATATTATCAACTTTAAAATGTGGATCTCCGATACAAATACAACTAGTCATTTTGTTTATATTTTAATAATAATAAAACAATTAAAACATTTTTAAAGTTTAATATTATTAATAAAAATGGATTCTTTTAATTTTATTAATTATTATAATCAAAATTATTCAAATCGTGGTTTAGTATTATTTATTGGAATAAATACAATAAATAGTATTGCTTTAATAACAGATTATATATTATATAAAACTAGTAATACTACTATAACAGAATATAGTTTAAAATACCCAATAATAGCATCAAGTTTATGTTTTATTCAAACATTATGTCCAGTATCATTAGGATTACATTTTTGGTATAGTGCATATAACTCTTTTGACCATAATCAAACATATGAATAACAATAAATTTTATATAAAATTTATTTAAATAAATTTTATATACAATATTAATAAATGGATAAATTTATAATACCTGATAATAATATTAATAATAAAAATAATATTATAGAAAATTATTCTTTAAATTTAGGTAATGTTGTAGGTGCAACTGGTTTCACTGGTTTTACTGGTTTTACTGGTTTTACTGGTTTTACTGGTTTTACTGGTTTTACTGGTTTTACTGGTTTCACTGGTTTCACTGGTTTCACTGGTTTCACTGGTTTTACTGGTTTCACTGGTTTTACTGGTTTTACTGGTTTTACTGGTTTTACTGGTTTTACTGGTTTTACTGGTTTCACTGGTTTTACTGGTTTCACTGGTTTCACTGGTTTCACTGGTTTCACTGGTTTCACTGGTTTTACTGGTTTTACTGGATACACTGGATATACAGGTGCATTTGGTGGTATTGTTTACGAAGATATTATTCCTGATGGAAATGGGATAATAAGTATTGGTTCTACATCAAATAAATTTGATGCTATTTATGCAAAAAGTGCTTATTTTGATGCAAATACAATTTATATTGGAGATGCAAATATTTCATCAACTACCGATGGAGAAATAGTATTACCTACTGGTACTACTATAGGTGGAATTAATCCAGGTAGTATTATAATCAAAGGTTCTAAATCAAGTACAAATGATTTAATAGGTATAGAAGCATTAATTGGTGATGCTTATGTTATACTAGATAATAATAATCAAGGACATTTATGGGTATCGTTAGTAGATAGTTTAGAAACTCAATCATTAAATGATTGGTTTGATATAGGAACATTTGAAGGTCCTAGAGGTCATACTGGTTACACTGGTTACACTGGTTACACTGGTTACACTGGTTACACTGGTTACACTGGTCCTCAAGGTTATGGTGTTCCATCTGGAGCTTCAGCTTATCCAAATTCTATTTTAAGATGGAATTCAATAACTAGCGAATGGGAAGAAAATCAATTAGGAAATATAAACATAGGTACACAAAACGAACATACTGGACAAAATAGTAATACAATTGCTATTGGTATAGAAGCAGGTATCGTAAATCAAAATATAGGTTCTGTTGCTATAGGTCCATACGCTGGTTCAAAATCTCAAAGTATTGGAGCTGTTGCTATCGGTCAGAGAGCTGGTAGTACTGGACAAGGTAGTTTTTCAATAGCCATTGGAAATCAAGCTGGTGTGACATCTCAAAAAGTTGGTGGTATTTCTATTGGTAATAGAGCAGGTTCAAATAGTCAATCTGATTATACAGTAGCTATTGGAGCTGAGGCAGGTGCTCAAAATCAAAGTTCAAATGCTATTGCTCTTGGTTATGCTGCTGGAAATGTTGGACAAGGTTCTTATTCTGTTGCTATAGGTCGTATTGCCGGTAGTATGGGACAAAAAATTAATTCAGTTGCTATTGGTGATGCCGCTGGTTCTTCAATGCAAGGTTCTTATAATGTTGCTATCGGTAATAAAGCTGGAGGTACTTTTCAAAACGATTATTCAGTTGCTATCGGTCAGATAGCTGGTAGTAATTATCAAGGAACAGGATCCGTTTCTATTGGTTGGAATACAGGTGTTAACCTTCAAGGTGAAAAATCTGTAGCAATCGGTAATGCAGCTGGGTATTCTTTACAAAGTTCAGGATCTGTTGCTATTGGTAATTATGCAGCAGCTTATAATCAAAATAAAGATTCAGTTGCTATCGGAAATGAAGCTGGATATAGATTTCAAGGAACAGGTGCTATTGCTATTGGTGTTAAAGCTGGTACTACTTCTCAACAAACTTATTCACTTGCTATTGGTAACCAAGCTGGATATACAGGACAAGGTTTTTCTTCGGTTGCTATAGGTAGAAATGCTGGTTATACAAGTCAAAAAGTTAGAGGAGTTGCTATAGGTACAAATGCTGGTTATTCTAATCAAAATTCTGAATCAGTTGCTATTGGTTCAAGTGCTGGTATGTCAAATCAATTAGATTATTCAGTTGCTATTGGTCCAAATGCTGCTTATATTAATCAAAATATGGATGCAATTGCTATTGGACGTGATACTGGTTACTATAATCAAGGATTAGGTTCAATTTCTTTAGGTTATCAATCTGGTTACAGTAATCAAAGTTCAAATTCTATTTCTGTAGGTTATAAAGCTGGTGTATCTAATCAAAGTAGTAATGCAGTTGCTATTGGAACTAATACTGGTGTATCTAATCAACGACAAAATTCAATTGCTATTGGTTTTTCTACTGGAAATACTAGTCAACAAGTAAACAGTATTGCTATTGGTACTTATGCTGGTAATTGGCATCAACAAGGTAATTCTGTTGCTATTGGTAATGCAGCAGGTAATGCTAATCAAGGAAACAGTTCAGTTAGTATCGGTGTATATACTGCTTCCAGTTCCCAAGGTGATAATGCAGTTGCTATTGGTTCATCGGCTGGTGCTAATAGACAGTACAAATTTGCAGTTTCTATTGGTGATAAAGCTGGTAATACTAGTCAAGGTACAGGTTCAATTGCTATTGGTAAAGAAGCTGGTTCAAATATCCAAAGTACAGGTTCAATTGCTATTGGTTATAATGCTGCTTATACAAATCAACAAGAAAGTGCTATAGCTATTGGTGATAATGCAGGTAAATATGAACAAGGTAAAACTTCAATTGCTATTGGTAAAGAAGCTGGTTATACCGGACAAGGTTCAAATTCTGTTGCTATTGGTTACCAATCTGGTTATACTGGACAAAGTGTAAATTCAATTGCATTAGGTAATAATGCTGGTTATGATAATCAAGGTATAGGTGCAATTGCATTAGGTTATCAAGCTGGTTATACTGGACAAGGTCAAAAAACAATTGCAATAGGTTATAACGCTGGTACATTTAATCAAAGTTCTGACTCGGTTGCTATTGGTACTAATGCTGGTTATACAAGACAAAATCAAAATGCTATTGCTTTAGGATATAATGCTGGTAATTCTAATCAAAATTCAAATGCTATTGCTATTGGGTATTGGGCTGGCTTTACAGGTCAAGATTTAAATTCTATTGCTTTTGGTAATCAAGCTGGATACTCAAACCAAGGTGGTTACTCAATTGCATTAGGTTATCAAGCTGGTTATTCAAACCAATCTAGTAATAGCATTATATTAAATGCAATGGACTCTGCACTAACTACTTCTTATTCTGGATTATATGTAAAACCAGTTAGAATTAGTGATAATAGTGAAAATTATATGACTTATGATATAGATACCGGAGAATTAACATATACTAGTATTTTACCTATAGGTCCTACTGGTTACACTGGTTACACTGGTTATACTGGTTACACTGGTTATACTGGTTACACTGGTTATACTGGTTACACTGGTTACACTGGTTACACCGGAGTTACCGGTTACACTGGTTACACTGGTTATACTGGTTACACTGGTTATACTGGTTATACCGGAGTTACTGGTTATACTGGTTACACTGGTTATACTGGTTACACTGGTTATACTGGTTACACCGGAGTTACCGGTTACACTGGTTACACCGGTTACACCGGTTACACCGGTTACACCGGTTACACTGGAGTTACCGGTTACACTGGTTACACTGGTTACACTGGTTACACTGGTTACACTGGTTACACTGGTTACACTGGTTACACTGGAGTTACTGGTTACACTGGTTACACTGGTTACACTGGTTACACTGGTTACACTGGTTACACTGGTTACACTGGTTACACTGGTTACACTGGTTACACTGGTTACACTGGTTACACCGGAGTTACCGGTTACACTGGTTACACTGGTTACACCGGTTACACCGGTTACACTGGAGTTACCGGTTACACTGGTTACACTGGTTACACTGGTTACACTGGTTACACTGGTTATACCGGAGTTACTGGTTACACTGGTTACACTGGTTACACTGGTTATACCGGAGTTACTGGTTACACTGGTTACACTGGATACACTGGTTACACTGGTTACACTGGTTACACTGGTTATACCGGAGTTACTGGTTACACTGGATATACTGGATATACTGGGTATACTGGTTACACTGGTTACACTGGAGTTACTGGTTACACTGGTTACACTGGTTACACCGGTTACACTGGTTACACTGGTTACACCGGAGTTACTGGTTATACTGGTTATACTGGTTATACTGGTTATACTGGTTACACTGGTTATACTGGAGTTACTGGTTACACTGGATATACTGGATATACTGGTTACACTGGTTATACCGGAGTTACTGGTTACACTGGTTACACTGGTTACACTGGTTACACTGGTTACACTGGTTACACTGGTTATACTGGAGTTACTGGTTACACTGGATATACTGGATATACTGGTTACACTGGTTATACCGGAGTTACTGGTTACACTGGTTACACTGGTTACACTGGATATACTGGTTACACTGGTTATACCGGAGTTACTGGTTACACTGGTTACACCGGTTACACCGGTTACACCGGTTACACTGGAGTTACCGGTTACACTGGTTACACCGGTTACACTGGTTACACTGGTTACACTGGTCCTCAAGGAATACAAGGATTAACTGGATACACTGGTTACACTGGTTACACTGGTCCTCAAGGAATACAAGGAATACAAGGAATACAAGGAATACAAGGATTAATTGGATATACTGGATATACTGGATATACTGGTTACACTGGATACACTGGATACACTGGATACACTGGATACACTGGATATACTGGATATACTGGTTACACTGGTCCTCAAGGAATACAAGGATTAATTGGTTACACTGGATATACTGGATATACTGGTTACACTGGTTACACTGGTCCTCAAGGAATACAAGGAATACAAGGAATACAAGGAATACAAGGATTAATTGGATATACTGGATATACTGGATATACTGGTTACACTGGTTACACTGGTTACACTGGTTACACTGGTTACACTGGTTACACTGGTTACACTGGTTACACTGGTCCTCAAGGAATACAAGGATTAATTGGTTACACAGGTTACACAGGTTATACCGGAGTTACAGGTTACACAGGTTACACAGGTTACACAGGTTACACAGGTTACACAGGTTACACTGGTCCTCAAGGAATACAAGGAATACAAGGATTAATTGGTTACACTGGTCCTAAAGGTGATCAAGGTATTCAAGGACCTACCGGTCCTGCTGGTCAAGGAAGTTCATTAACTGAAGGTACTACAAATAATGCTTATTTAATATGGGATTCAACTAATAGTCAATGGGTTGAAAATACTACAGGAAAGATAAATTTAGGTACACAAGGAATTAATGTAGGACAAAGTAACGATGTTATTGCTATTGGATATAATGCTGGTTTATATAATCAAGGAACTTATTCAACCTCAATTGGTTATCAAGCTGGATTTACAGGACAGAGTAATTATTCGATTGCATTAGGTTACCAAGCTGGATATTCTAATCAAGTAGCAAATAGTATTGTATTAAATGCTACAGGAACTGCATTAAATGCTTCAAATTCAGGTTTATATATAAAACCAATTAGAAATAGTAATAATACTGAAAATTTTATAACTTATGATATAAATACTGGCGAATTAACATATAGTAATATTTTACCAACTGGTTCAAGTTACACTGGCTACACTGGCTACACTGGCTACACTGGATATACTGGTCCTCAAGGAATACAAGGTTATACAGGTTACACTGGTTACACTGGATATACTGGTTACACTGGATATACTGGTCCTCAAGGAATACAAGGTTATACAGGTTACACTGGTTACACTGGATATACTGGTTACACTGGATATACTGGTCCTCAAGGAATACAAGGTTATACAGGTTACACTGGTTACACTGGTTACACTGGATATACTGGTTACACTGGATATACTGGTCCTCAAGGAATACAAGGTTATACAGGTTACACTGGTTACACTGGTTACACTGGATATACTGGTTACACTGGATATACTGGTCCTCAAGGAATACAAGGTGAACAAGGTATTCAAGGACCTACTGGCCCCGCAGGAGAAGGAAGTTCATTAACTGCGGGTACTACAAACAATGCTTATTTAATATGGAATTCAACTAATAGTCAATGGGTTGAAAATACAACAGGAAAAATAAATATAGGTACACAAGTAGTAAATGTTGGACAAGGTAACAATGTTATAGCTATTGGTTATAATGCTGGTGCAAGTAATCAAGGAACAGGTGCTATTGCTTTAGGTTATGAATCTGGGTGGTCAGGTCAAAGTTCTAACACGGTTGCTATTGGTTATAAAGCAGGTAGATGGAAACAAGGTAATTATTCGATTGCAATTGGTCAAGATGCTGGTACTAGTACACAATATATCGATGCAATTGCTCTAGGTCGTTCTGCTGGTAATACATATCAAGGTGAAAAATCAGTTGCTATTGGTGTATATTCTGGTCTTACAAGCCAAGCACCTTATTCAATTGGTATTGGTGCTTTTAGTGCACAAACAAAATCAAGTACTGGATCGGTAGCTATAGGTGCTTATGCTGGTAATAGTAACCAATCTGGTTCAGTTGCAATTGGTTATTATTCTGGTCATATTAATCAAGGATCAGGTTCAATTTCTATTGGTGAAAGTTCTGGTAAATTCAACCAAGGTTCAAATTCTGTTGCAATTGGTTATTATGCAGGTTTTACTGGTCAAAATTTTGGAAGTGTTGCTATGGGTTATCAAGCTGCTATGTCTGGACAAGGGACACTTTCAGTTGCTATAGGTTATAATGCTGGATATTCAAACCAAAATGGTAGTACAGTTGCTATAGGTTATCAAGCTGGTTTTTCGAATCAAAATACAGCTGCAATTGCTATTGGACAAAACGCTGGTCAATATACACAAAAAGGACTGTCAATAGCTATTGGTTCAATAGCTGGTAGAAATAATCAATCAACAGGTGCAGTTGCTATCGGTTGGGGTGCTGCTTTTAATAACCAAGGTGTAAATAGTATTGCTATTGGTTTTGATAGTGGAAAATATGAACAATCAAGTAATGCAATCGCAATTGGTTATCAAGCTGGTAGTACTGGTCAACAAAGACAGTCAGTTGCTATTGGTTATGTATCAGGACAGACTTCTCAAGGTATTGAAACAGTTGCTATTGGTAATTATGCTGGTTCAATTAATCAAAGTTCAGGATCTGTTGCTATTGGTCGTTATAGTGGTTATAGTAATCAAGCTTCTAATTCAGTTGCTATTGGACCTAACGCTGGTACATTTAATCAAGCTTCTAATTCAGTTGTTATTGGTAATTTTGCTGGTTATAGTTCACAAGGAACAGGATCAATTGCTATTGGTAATAAGGCAGGTTCATATTTTCAAAAAATTAATACAATTGCTATTGGTAATGAATCTGGTTATAGTTCACAAGGAACAGGATCAATTGCTATTGGTGCATATGCTGGTAGTACTGGACAAGGTGAAAAAACAATTGCTATTGGTTATCAAGCTGGTAGTACTGGACAAGGTTCAAATTCAATTTCTATTGGTTACCAAGCAGGATATTCTAATCAAGCGGCAAATAGTATTATATTAAATGCTACAGGAACTGCATTAAATGCTTCAACTTCAGGTTTATATATAAAACCAATTAATAATCAAACTAGTACATCAGATACAGATTATAAAGTGTTACGATACAATATAGGAAATGCCGAAGTATCTTGGATTGATACAGCTGTAGTAGAAAGAGGAACAGCAGATGGACAATATTTAATATGGGATAATAATTCAGGAAAATGGATAAAATCAACAACAACATTAGCTGAATATATTCAATCATTTTTGTAAAAAAAATTAAGATTTATAATAAAATATAAATTATAAATCTAAATAATAAAATTAAAAATAACTATCATGATTCCATCCAAGTTGTTGAAATAAAATTTTTACAACATCATCATGAAAAGAAATTCTATCAATAGTTTTAAGTACGGAAAAATTATTTTTTTTACATGGATGTTTATGTCGTTTTAATAATTGATATAAAACATATTGTGTATTTATAAAGTTATTTCTATTTATTTTTTTGACGAAAATTTTATCATATAGTTCAGTTAATTGATCAAAATCATGCATTAATTTTTCTTCAAGATGAGAAATATCATCTGGTTTTTTACCAGTAATATTATAATGAATTAAATTTACATTTTCATAATGTTTTGAATAACCCAATTCTTTTAAAAACATCATTATTATATCTTTAGTAATTCTTTCATATCTATATTCTTTACTATCGTTTTCATTACCTTGTAATAGAGAGTGAATTTTAAATTGTTCATCAAGTTGGTCGTATATTTCTTGATTTATTGTACAATTTTGTTTTCCTTGATATTGATTAATACAATCGCGAAAATGAACTTTTCTATTATAAGTATATTTAGTACAAATATTTACTCTATCAACATCTTTATAAGATGATGTATTTTTTATTGTAACAAATTCAGTCGAACAATTTATACAAACATAAGTGTTATCATCTATATTATCAAAAATATTATTATTACAATTAGAACATGTTTGTTCTTTTTTCTGTTCAATAATTAAATCATTATCTTTAATGTATTTATTTACGATTATTAAAAATTTTTTAATAATTTCTTCTTTTTTTTCTTCATATTGATCTTTTTCTAAAACTCCTAAAAAATTCATTTTAATCGGAATTTTTAAAATATTATTATATTCATTAATTAATGGTAATGTTTCATTAAGATAAAAATTTAATTCTTTTTCATTGATAATATCGTCAATAATATTATCAATGATAATAATATTATCTTGAATATTATTTTTTATACGTTCATCGGTTTCTTGATTTTTTAATAAAATATTTTTTAATAATTCTTGTTGTTTTTTATATTCTTCTAGTTTATTATATTTTTCTATAAAATTATTAATTATTTTTTTATTAATTACATTAATATCAATTTTCTTAAACATTTATAATATTTATAAAAATCTTTAAATTATTGAATAAAAATATTTAAAAAAGAAAAAATCTTGTTAATAATAAATACTATGGCTTCTATATGCACATCTAACGTAACTTCCGGATTTATCGATCTTGCAACTTTTGATGAGATTGAAAAATATATGTATGGCGGACAAGACGCAACCGCTTACTTCGTTCGTGAAACTCGTAAATCTACTTGGTTCACTCAAGTTCCAGTAGTTTTGTCCAGAGCTGCCGGACAACCCGCATTCAATCAAGAATGGGCTGTTGCAATTTCTCGCGCAGGAGATTATTTACTCCACACTTGGCTCCGTCTTGTTACTCCTTCAGTAACTTTGGCTGCTGATAACCAACACGGTGTTAATGGTCGTTTGAGATGGACTCGTAACTTGATGCACAATATCATACGAGAATGTTGTGTAACTTTCAATGATTTGGTCGCTGCTCGTTTTGATAACTACCACCTTGATTTCTGGACAGCTTTCACTGTTCCCGCTGGAAAACGTGTTGGTTACAACAACATGATCGGAAACGTTGATAGTTTAATTGCTCCTCATGCTCCTGGTGTCGAAATTCCTGCTGTAACTCTTAACTTGCCTCTTCCTTTCTTCTACTCTCGTGATAGTGGAGTAGCTTTACCAACTGCTGCTCTTCCATACAATGAAATGAGAATTAACTTTTCTTTCAGAAACTGGAGTGATTTGTTGATTCTTGATAATACTGATGCAGGTATTGCCCCTGGAGTTGTAACCAGTTCTCCTGCTTCTGTCACTGATCTTGCTTCTAAAACTACTCCTGTTTTGGGCTCTACTCAAGTCTGGGCTAACTACGCTATTGTATCTAATGATGAACGTAAGAGAATGGCTTGTGCCCCTCGTGATATGTTGATTGAACAAGTTCAAACTGCTCCTCGTCAAACTTTCAATCCTTCTAACAATCCCGTTCCTTCTTATGATGTTCGTTTCTCTCATGCAATTAAAGTTCTTTTCTTTGCTGCCAGAAATACTACTAACCTTGCTGAATGGTCCAACTACACTGCTGCTTCCCCTGTTCCTGGAGCAACTGAAGTTGACTTTGCTCCTGCTGGTGCTGTAGATCCTATTTCTTTGACTTCGGTTATCTACGAAAACACTAACAGATTGGCTCAAATGGGAAGTGATTATTTCTCGCTTGTTAATCCTTACTTCCATGCTCCTTCTATCCCTGTAGAAACTGGTTTACACATGTATTCCTACTCTCTTGATTTCATTTCTTTGGATCCTCTTGGTTCTACTAACTTTGGAAAACTCACTAATGTTAGTGTTGTTCCTGAAGCTTCGACTGGAGCTATTACAGCTTCTTCTGTTACCGCAGGTACTGCTAACAGAGCAGCTGGTTTGAACAGCCACCAAAATTTCGAGTTTGTTTTGACTGCTGTTAATAACAACTTGATCCGTGTCAGTGGTGGTGCTCTTGGATTCCCTGTTCTCTAAATTTTTAATATTATTTAATATCTTAAAATTTAAATTTAATTAAATTTAAATTCTTAGTTATAATATATAAAATGTTTGATATATTATACGAAATGTTAAGTATAATGAAATATAATTTTTTTTATTATATATCAAAAAATAATAAAAAAAAATATTCATATTTAAATTATACTAATGATAATGAATTATCAGAAATATTTATATTAAACAACTTTCATTTAGAAGAAAGTCAAAAAAATAATTTAGATAATATAAAAAAATATTCAAATATAAATATATTTAATGAAAATATAAATATTTTATCAGAATCAATGATTGATTTTAAAGAAGAATCAAAACTAAAAATTGAACTGATTAATCTTCATCATCTAAAATAATTTCTTCTTCTTCCTCTTCTTCTTCCTCTTCTTCCTCTTCCTCTTCTTCTTCTTCCTCCTCCTCAATTAATTCAGAAGTAACACCGTCATTTTCTGTAGTTTTATCTTCTTCTTCAAGTTCTTCAAGTTCTTCAAGTTCTTCATCAAATTCCGAATCATATTCATTAACTAAATCTTTTGATAAGAGTTGTTTAGTTAAGTTATCAGGTAATACAAAATCAAACTTATAAAAGTTACAAGTATTAATATCTTCTTCAGATAATTGTTCAATAGAACCATTATCTAATTGTTTTCCTATTACTTTTTTATTTTCAAAAATAAATTTAGTTTCTTTATGTTCATGATTACCAAAACTATTTTTCGTAATAACAATATCAGTCTTTTTATTTAAAAATTTTTTTAATGTATTCTTTTCTGTATTTTTTAATTCTTTATTAATTATAGTTTTATTATTTTGATTTTCTAATAATACTTTAATAAATTCTTCTTTCTTTTTAAAAGAAGACTTAAGACCTTTATTTTTACATAAATCTTTCAATTCATTAATTTTTAATTTTTTTAACTTATCTTCATCCAATAAAATTGTTTCTTGTTTTTCATTATTCATTTCTTTTTTATTATTAACAGGAACAGGAATTGTTGTATTAGATGTTAAATACCATAAATTATCTAATTCTTTTTTATTAATAGAATATTTAATAGATATATTTTCTAATAATACATTAATAGTATCATTGATATTATTAATAATATTGTTATTTAAACTTGATTGAAGACTCATATTTTTATATATATAAATATACATATATATAAAAATCATTTTTAAATAGATACTTTAGTTGTTATTAAATAAATTTTGATTAATAATATAAAAATAATGATTATGTCTTCTAATTATTGAAGACCTTAATGATTCATTTAAAACAAAATAAGAAATTTCAGGTGATCTGATAATATAACCATCTTCAGGTGATTTAGAAAAAGCAAAACAATTATTATTAATGCACCATGATAAAACTTCTTCAAAAGGTGTATTAAAATCAAAACTATGAAAATTATTATTCATATAACAATTTTTGTGTGGATAAACAACTAGGTTATAACTCATTATTTTTATAAAGTTGTCAATATTGTTAAAAATAATCATTTTTAATAATAAAATCTTTTAAAAAAATAAATTATATATATATGATTGATACATTATATAATATTGTAAATAATATAAAATTTCAAAATAATAACTGTGTAATTTTTGATATTGATGATACATTAATTAATAGTAAAACTAATCAAAAAAATAATGAAATAATTAAATTCTATAAGTATTTAATATTACAAAAAATTAATATAATTCTTATAACTGCCAGAACAGCGTCACCAGAAATAATAAAATATACTTATAATCAACTTAATAATTTAGGTATTAAAAATTATAAATATTTATATTTTATAACAAATAATTTTAAAAATGTAAAATTTTATAAAATAAATGCTAGAAAAGATGTTCATAATAAAGGTTATAATATTATAATGAGTCTTGGAGACAATGAATGGGATTATGGTAAATACGGAGGTATTGGTGTATTAATAAAAAATGATAAAATAGGAAAAATAATCAATATAAAGTAAAAATGAAAATATTCTGATATTATATATTATTTATATAATATCAAAAAATGGGAAAAATAATTAACGAATGTTTACATAAGGAAAAATGTAATAAAATTGTATTTGAAAATAATCAATACTTAAATATATTTGCTTTACCGTGTAAATTTTTACATCCAAATGAAAGTATGACTAATTGGACTATTCGTAATACTTTTAAAAAAGTAGAAAAACCTAAGTAAAATTATCTAATTTATTATAGGTAAATCAATATTATTACTGGTTCTTTCATCTAAACTAGATACAAAATGCCAAGGATAAAGTCCTACGTTAGTAGGATAACCACTGGCATTTAAAGTACTTTCTAAATTTTTTAAAGTTGTATCATCTATACAATATATATTATTATCAGGATTTATTGTTGAATCAATAGGACTTACTAAAAAACCATATTTTTTGTTTTTAATCCAATATCTACCTTTTGTAATAGATATATTAGTAGAATTATTTTCATCTATAAATTCAGAAAATTTATTATATGTGTTTGCTACCATTCCAGATGGTCTTTGATAATTGTATAATGTAAATATATAAGAAGATTTATCTGTATCATTTGTATAATCAGTCCATGTTTTTGTCACTAACTTATTTGATGTATCAACATAAGCTATTATTATAGGACTAACATTTTGATTAACAACTAACATTGTTTCTGTTAATGTTTTAGTGTATACACTGGATAAATTTCCTGATATTAATGATGAAAATATAAATACTCCAATATTTGAAGTTGATACGTCTACACTAAATATATTAGTTCCACTAGCAGCTAGCGCCTTTTTTTGTTGACTTACTCCAGGATATAATAAAATTCTAGAATTATTATCTTTTCCTTTCATAAAAAATATTTTTATTTGATTGTATAAGGTATTATAATCATTAGATTTATTAGTTAAATTAGTATCGCAGGTATTATAATCATTAGATTTATTAGTTAAATTAGTAAGACATGTATTATAATCATTAGATTTATTAATAAAAAGAATAATAAATATTATAATAACAACAATAGGAATAAAAATACTAAATGCAATTAAAACTTTTTTAATCATTTGTATTATAAAAATAAAGATATGCACCATATCCAATGGAAATAATGAAAAAAATGAAAAAAATTACAATACCAACTGTTATTAAAGTATTATTATTTTGTTTTTCTATACATATTCCATTACTACATTCTTCACCTGAATTACAAGAACCACAAGTACCGGTACAACCATCTGTACCACATTCTTTTCCTGTACAATTTGGTGCACAAACACATTGACCGTTAGTACATGTTTTACCAGTAGTACATGTACCACAGATACCGGTACAACCATCTGTACCACATTCTTTTCCTGTACAATTTGGTGCACAAACACATTGACCGTTAGTACATGTTTTACCAGTAGTACATGTACCACAAGTACCACCACAACCATCACTTCCACACGTTTTTCCTGTACAATTTGGTGCACAAACACATTGACCGTTAGTACATGTTTTACCAGTAGTACATGTACCACAAGTACCACCGCAACCATCGCTTCCACACGTTTTTCCTGTACAATTTGGTACACAAATACATTCTTTAGTAACTTCATTACATGTTTTACCTCCAGAACATACACCACAATTACCACCACAACCATCGCTTCCACACTGATTTTGAGCAGTACAATTTTTAGTACATTTACATGAACCATTACTATCACAATAATAGTTTTGACCATTTTTACTTTTACAATCAGCATCACCATAATTACCAGAAATTATATTACCACAATTAGGGTCGATATCACCACAAACACCATTAGATAGTACACATGTTTCATTAACACATTTTCCATCATTAGTACATTTTTGATTTGCACCACAAGAACCACAAGTACCACCACAACCATCTGTACCACATTCTTTTCCTGTACAATTTGGTACACAAACACATTGACCGTTAGTACATATGTTACCAGAAGTACAAGAACCACAAATACCACCACAACCGTTATCTCCACATGTTTTTCCTGTACAATTTGGAACACATTCACATAGTCTTGAAGCATTACATATTTCATTTGATTGACATTCTCCACAAGTACCTCCACATCCATCATTACCACATTCAGTAAGATTTGTACAATTTCTTTTACAACATTTGTACGTATTATTAAGTGTATCTTGAACACAATTTTCATCAACACCGCACGAATCACATACTGTTGATGAAAAATTATCAACAGTATAAGTTGCTTTTGCACATTTATCAGATGTATTACATTCTTTTTCTTTTACACATATTGTTTTACCTAAATATGGTCCGAGAGTAGGATTATCAAAAAATAAACCATCATCTAGTATTAAATCGGAAACTTCAGTACATATAGATTTATTAGTTCCACTTGTACTACATTCTGATGTAGAATTACATGTTTTCATACAAAGTCCATTTGCACAAGCATATCCTAATGGACATTTAACATTACCATTAGTTGGACCACATTTTATTGACCCTTCACCATTACCACCGTCACAATTTTGTTCAATAGTAAAATTACCTCCTACTGATAAAATACCAGCGTTATTAATGTTTATTGAACAAATAGTTATATTAGGCCAATTACATACTTCATTTCTTGAAGGAGAAACATCAATTATAGTTTTATTTTTTGTATTAGTATCATTACATTGTTTTAATATACAACTACCTAAATCTAACAATGTAGCTTGTAAAAGTTGTGGAGTATTGGCTGAAAAAAAATTATCTTGGATATATGTTTGTGTTTTATCATTTGTACATATACATCTATAATATGTATTTTTTGCATAATCACATATTTTACTAAATAAATATAAACTTTTATCTAGTGTTTGATCTGGTATAGGTGCAATAGTTTCATTGTTTGTTTTTATTCTAAATATTCTATTATTTTCTGGTACTGTTGATAATAATATTTTATTACACGAATAAAGTAAATATTCATATGTCATTAAAAAATTATAAAACATTCTTATAATATATTTTTGATTTTTAATTTGTAAAATTACTATATAATGTCCATTTTTAGAATAATAAACTCCGTAATTGTTTTCATTTTCAGGTTTAATAGACAAAGTAGTTGAATCAGGATTTATTGCATATTCTGCTGGTTTATCATCTATTTCTTGTGCACTATTATTAATAGGATTGTTAACAATATTTATAAATGCATTATCACTAATTAAATTATATAATATTTTACCATTATTATATATTTGTATACTTCTTAATTCTATTGGTATTTTAGTACTACATGTTTCAAAAAAATTTTTTACTTGAGGTAAAGTGAAAGGTTTAGTATCATCTATTAAATTAATAGGTGATATATATGCATCTAATGTTTTTATCCAACTATTGTTATTTCTTATATTTTTTTTTAATGTATCATCTAATAAATTATTATAATAATTTATTATAGTAGTATCAAAATTTTCTATTAAACCATATTCTAATGCTCTATTAATTTTATCAACTGGAGTTGTTCCGGTTGATATATAATTATAAATACTTTCTTTTCCTATTTCATTATAAAACATAGAATTCTCATATATATTTTTAGATACTTCGTTTGCAAAATCACTAGAAAACAATACTTCGTTTAATGTATTCTTACTTGTTGTTGATGCAATTTGATTAATATAGTTTTGACATTTGTTAAAGATATCATCTGACAAGTTATATACTTGACATAATAATTTAAAATTTTTTAATTCATCAGTATAAAAATTATAAGATATACTTGTTTTCCATGTTTGATTAAATTTTGAATTATCTTTAAAATATGTATTATCAAATCCAAAGTGATTACAAAATTTATAAATTTGTTTATGATTCGAATTAATTATTGTATCATTATCATCTGCATATGGGTCAATATTAATATTATAAGAACTAGTTTGTTTATTATTATAAAAATCATCACAAGCACTTTTATTTTTTAATTCATTTATTACTTGACATGTATCTCTAATAGTTGGTTCTATTATTTTTTGACAATTTAGTATTTTTGTAGTTTCATTTGTAATATTATAATTAGGAAAATAATTATGATTTGGATTTTTCCAATCACAATATTTATAACAATTTTGTTCACTATTAAGATTATTTATTGAATCTATAACTTCTGTTCTAATCACATACGTTCCTTTATTAGTACATTTTGTATCTAACCAATCAGTTTTGTAATTATTACATAACAAAGTTTGACTTGTGTTTTGTGTACAATAATCTTTGCATGTTTGGTCTGAAAATATTTTATCGTTATTATTATTTTTACTTGGATCACATGAATTTTGAAAAAAAGTTACGGACAAACTATCAAATTTAGTTTGATTATCTCCACTAGGATAGTTACTTCTACTACAATATGGATAATCACTACTATTTATACTTTGCATTTTAGTCAAATCACAATTAGTTGTAATAAAATTTTGAATTGCATTAGAACTATTCAAATTATTATATATCATTGTTAAATAAAATTCTTTCCAAGTACTATATCCCCATATAGTTACTGCTTGGTTATTAGTCCAAATATTTGTTAATCTAGATTTTATCGTTGCAAAATTTAGCCATTTTTTTAAACCCGTATCTGGACCATTTCCATTTGAAAAAAAAGAATCCCATCCTACTGTTCTACCATTTATTTGAAGAACATCTTCAATACTTGGTAATTCTGACAAAGTTATAACTCTTGTGTATCTAAAATTACCATTAGTCATTCCAGGTCCATATGTTAATTGACAAGCAGGATTATGTTGTCTGCATGAATAATTCGTATTTCCAAACCAATATGATTTAGTCATTTTGTTGTAAACGTGACCAGGATTTAAATTAACAATAGTACCATTATTATCTTGATATTCATACCATTTATTTGAAGCACCATCTTTAGCTGTTATTTGTTTTCGTCCAACATTTCTATAATTACTACAAGTGATTGAACCATTATTCTCCTCGTAACCAGTAAGTAAAATTTCAGGATATTCACTATCATATGAATTCAAATTTAATAAAACAGTAAAATAACTTCTATTATTTGTAGATCTATCTCTTTGTGATTCTAATAACATTAAAGAATATCGTGGTAAGAATAAAGTATAACCATCACCTGGTCTACCCCAAAATCTATATTGAATAGTACCACTACCACCACCATTATCACAAATTTCGTAATCTGCGGTGGGAGTATTAGCACCACAATAATACACAATTTCCGAGTCATTTCGACCAGTTGTTTTTTCTATGTAATATGCGTTATTATTAGAACTTTCTACGGTCCATTTACCTCGCCAAGTTTCAGTTTTTATTTCATTTAAATATGTTGGCATTTTGTATTTATTTTAAATAAATACAAAACTATTTTTAATAAATAATTAAATTATTTATTAAAAATAATAATTAAATTACATAATTATTTCAGTTTCATTTTTTAATGATTATTGAGTCAAATCATTTATGAATTCTTTATTTTCTTTTTTATTTGAAATATATATATATGTAAAAATACCAACTGATACTAATATAAAAACAATACCTACAAAATATCCTTGAGAACCGTCAGTCGTATCTATTTCTGATAAATTTATTACGTCACCTTCTTGTATTTTATCATTATTATCATTATTATCATTATTAATATTTGCTTGATTTTGAGCAATAATACTAAAAATACCAGCAAGTAAAAATATTAATGCAACAAAAATAAAAAACTGTTTTGATATTTTTGGTTTTTTAATACCACTAATTAAATTATTTAAAAATCTTGAAACGAAAAATAAAACTAATACGGCAACTAAAACAACTACTATTATTATAACAGATCCAAATTGACCAAAAGATTTTGCTATATCTGATACCATAGTTGTAACTGAATCTACGACAGATACAGCTGGATTGGGAGGTCTATCAGCATATGTTGTCATTTCTGAAATTCTGGTTTTTATTACTTCTTTTACACCACCACTAACTGAGTTTGCAAATTGCGCGTCAGTATAAGAACCAAAAACTTTTTTTAATTGTAAATCAAATATTACACTTTGACTAATATTACATTTTTCACCAGATAAAATACCATATACTTCAAGATTAAAAATATTAGTATTAAGATATTCAGTACTAACTTGATCTATAGCTTCATTAAAAGTGTTATTAACAGCTGTATTGTTTTGGATCTGATTTTCTGTTTCTGTTTTATTTTCAACATTAGCTGTAGCTAATTCTTGTAAAGCAGGATCTACATTTTCACTTACTTTTTCAAATGATTGATCTATATCTTTTGTTAAGGAAGCATCCATTAAATTTTTTATAGCTATTTTATCATCAACAGATAATTGAAGTTCAATTTTTCCATTCACTGTTATAGATTGTGTACTATTGAAATTTTCTCCACATTCCATTATACCTTTTGGTCCAATAGTTATATTAATTTGTTGTGTATTAGTAACATTTGTATTAGTAATATTTTTTCTTTGATTGATTGCACAAGTAATTGCTTGTTGTGCAATAACACTATTTTTAAATGTAACAATTAAAGATTCACAACCTGTTGTTAAAGCTTCTTTTCTAAGTTTACCTAAACTTGCTTCATTATAACAAGAAGCTTCAGCATACGCTCTTCCTTCAACACCAGTTGTAGTAGCCTTAATATCTCCTCCAGTTTTTCCCTGGCAATAAGTTTTCATTTCGCCTAAACTTTCAGAATAATCAGTTTTTTGAGTACATACATTGACACCAACACCAGCAGCAAAATTCAAAGCCATTTGTGCTTGTTCTTTAGTTAAACTAGATAAATAATCTTTATCTAGTAAATCTGATGATGGTGTACAACCATCTAAACTCTCTTCTAAGTCTCTAACTTTATCTTTAACTTTGTTAACATTTATAGTTTTTGACATTTGCTTATAAAAATTTTCATAAGCAAGTTTTAATTTTTTATCATTTTCTAAACTTTGTTGTTTTAATTTAAAAATTACGTTTTTTTTTTCTATATCAGATAATTTTGGAATATTTTTTTTATTCATTTATTTAATAATAAAAAAAAATTAATTATATTTCTTTTTTTTATTATCTATTTTACTTGATACACCAACTTTAGAATGTATTAGTAATTTTTATTGTAATAATTCAAATAAAAAATGTAAAAATAATGTATGTAAATATACTTCTAAATTTATTATTGGTATAATATTTATATCATCATTTATATTATTATTCATAATATATATTATATTTTATTTTTATAATTATAAAATATAATATATAATTTTAAAAATCTTCATCAAAAGATAGTTCTTTTTTATTATCTATTTTACTTGATACACCAGCTTTAGAATATTCACCTACTCGTCTTTCAAAGAAATTTGTTTTTCCAGTTATAGAAATCATATCCATCCAATCAAACGGGTTAGTTACATTATATATTTTAGGATAACCTAATTCCGAAATTAATCTATCAGAAACAAATTCAATATATTGTTTCATCATATTAGAATTCATACCAATTAATTCAACTGGAAGAGCATCTTGTATAAATTTATGTTCAATATTTACAGCAGATGTAACAATTTCTTTAACTTTATCAAATGTTAATCTTTCTGAAGATGGAATGATATTATTATACATATGTACAGCAAAATTACAGTGCATTCCTTCATCTCTTGATATTAATTCGTTAGAAAAACATAAGCCAGGCATTAAACCTCTTTTCTTTAACCAAAAAATACTACAGAAACTACCTGAGAAAAAAATACCTTCAACACATGCAAATGCTATGATACGTTCAACAAATGAAGCATTTGCTTTATGAGCCCATTTTAAAGCCCAATTAGCTTTTTCTTTTATACAAGGAATACTTTCAATGGCAGAAAATAATAAATTCTTTTCTTCTTCACTTTTAATATATTCATCAATTAAAAGACTATAAGTCTCACCATGTATATTTTCCATCATCATTTGAAAAGTGTAAAAACATTTAAGTTCTGTAGATTTATCAACTATATCTTCTTGTAAAAAATTTATACATAAATTTTCATTAACAATACCATCACTAGCTGCAAAAAAAGCTAAAACATGTTTAATAAAGTATTTTTCATCATCTTTTAAAGATTCCCAATGTATTTTATCTTGACTCAAATCAATTTCTTCAGCGGTCCAAAAAGAAGCTACAGCATTCTTGTAAAACTCCCATGTTTTTTTATGATTTTTATCAATAGGAAAAATTACGTATTTAGAGTAGTTATTGTCAAGAGATGTCATTTTAATATTTTTAAATATTAAAATAAAATTTTTCATTTTTAAGAACTACAACTAAAACACATATTTTCAGTATTTAATGTAGGTAAACAAATTTTGAATTTATTTTTATCTTTTTTTTCATTATTTAAAATATTTTTAGATTTTTGTTCAACTGTAAATGCAATAGGATCAACTGCTGGTCTACTACGAAGATAATACATACCTGTTTTTAGTCCATTTTTCCAACCATAAAAATGCATTGCACTTAGTTTTTTATAACTAACGTCTTCCATATGAATATTAAAAGATTGACTTTGGTCAATGTATATTCCTCTATCAACTGCCATATTAATTAGTACTTTTTGAGAGATTTCCCATACCGTTTTATAAATTTCTTTAATATTTTTAGGTATTTCTTCAATATTTTGAATAGAACCCTTATAAAACATTATTTTATTTCTCATATCTGCATTCCATAAATTTAGTTCAATTAAATCTTTTATTAAATGTTTATTTACAATTGGAAAATCTCCTGCTAAGACTCTTCTACTATAAACATTAGAAGTATATGGTTCAAATGATTCATTATTTCCCAATATTTGAGCTGTAGATGCGGTTGGCATAGGTGCAACTAATAATGAATTTCTTAAACCATAAAGAATAATATCTTCTTTTAATTTAGTCCAGTTATATCTATCTGATGTAGGTTTATGGTTCCATAAATCAAATTGTAATATTCCTTTTGATGTAGGTGAATCAGTAAAACTTTCATATGGACCATATTTTTTAGATAAATTATTCGAAGCCACAAGAGCGTTATAATATATAGTTTCAAAAATATCTTTATTAAGTTGTTCAGCAAATTTACTTTCAAATGGAAATTTTAACATGATAAAAGTATCAGCGAGACCTTGTACTCCAATTCCAATTGGTCTATGTTTTATATTACTACGTTTTGTTTCAACATTTGGATAAAAATTAACATCAATTACTTGATTTAGAGATTGAGTAACAAATTGTGTAACTTTACCTAATTTTTCAAAATTGAATACAAAAGTATGATCAATTTTTTCAACAAATTTAGTTAAATTAATTGAAGCTAAATTACATACAGCTTGTTCATCTTTTGATGAATATTCAACAATTTCCGTACATAAATTAGAACTTTTAATAGTACCTAGATTTTTTTGATTAGATTTATAGTTACATGAATCCTTATATAACATATAAGGTGTTCCAGTTTCAATTTGTGATTCACATATTTTAAAGAATAAATCTTGTGCGTTTACGGATTTTCTAGCTAGACCACTATTTTCGTATTTAGTGTATAGATTATTAAAATCTTCACCATAAACTTCGTGTAAACCAGGTGCTTCATTTGGACAAAATAAAGACCATTGTTTATTATCTCTAACTCTTTCCATAAATAAATCAGGTATCCATAAAGCGTAAAATAAATCTCTAGCACGAGATTCTTCTTTACCATGATTTTTCTTCAAATCTAAAAAATCATAAATATCAGCGTGCCAAGGTTCTAAATAAATAGCAATAGAACCTTTTCTTTTTCCACCACCGTTATGTACTAAACCATTATTAATTAAATAATTATGACAATCTTTCATTTGTAAATCATAAACAGTATCATCGTATTTTTCATTGTAAATTTTATAAATTTTCGTAAGTAATAAATTTTTATAACGAATAAAGTTCAGTGAAATATCATCAATTTCATCAGATAAGATATTTATATCTGGAAATGATAATGTATATCCATCAATTATATAATCATCATTATTAATTTTATTAACATTATCATCTCCATTAACTAATATACCTAATCTTAAAAATAAATATTTAATATTTTCAACAAACTTAATAGAAGTTGTATATAAAATTTTTTCTTTGTTGTTATAAGTAATATCACTAAATGTTATATAAATTCCTGCTAAAATTTGTTTAATTTTATTATTTGGTAAATTTAAAAATTGATGTGGTATTCTTTTATTATTAAATTCATCATAAAAAGAATTTTGTCTAAAAGGTAAAATGTTACTAAAATACCATGTCAATATTGAATCATCATCTTTTATATTTTCTAAAGTAAAATATAAATATTTATCTGTTAAATAACTTTTAACAATATCGATAATATATTTTTTTGAATTTAAATATATTTTATTACTTTTTTTATCAAAAATACAAGATTTTAACATAATACCGTATATAAAACAATCTCTTTCTGTAATATGTTCAAAATCCTGAGAATATTCTGGTATTACATGACATATATAATCATTTTCAGTTAAATCTTTTGCTTCAACAAAATCAGGTTGTAATAAATTATTTTCAATCATTTTTTTTATAGTTTTAATATCCATATTTTCAATACTATTAACTTGTATAGAATATATTGGATGTTCGTTTGTTATTTTTAAAGTATTTATTGAATGATTTGTAATAATATTTAATAACATACCAGTATAAAAATTTTCTAATAAATCTTGTACAACTTCTAAACCATTTAATGTATAAATTTCTGTTTCTTTTGGTATAACATCTTTAATACAAATGGGACCGTTTTTTGTATATATAATTGTATTTTTAGTAAGACACTGGTCAATATATCTAGCAGTATTATTAAATACTTGTAACATTGGAATAATACCATTAGAATAACCACTTGTACCTTTAATATAACTATTATTAGCACGAATATTATGAATGTTTAAACCAATTCCTCCTGCAAATTTAGAAATTAAAGCACAATCTTTTAAAGTATCATAAATACCTTCAACTGAATCGTCTTTCATTGATAATAAAAAACATGAACTACATTGTGGTCTTTGTGTACCAGCGTTAAATAACGTAGGAGTAGCATGTGTATAATATTTATTTGACATATAATCATACATTTCTTTAATTTTTTCTAAATTATCACCTTGTATACCAATTGCAACTCTCATTAATAAATGTTGTGGTCTTTCAATAGTTTTATTATTAATTTTTAATAAATAAGATTTTTGTAAAGTACGAAAACCAAAATAATCATAATTATAATCTCTATTATAGTCAAACATTGATTGAATTTCATCAGGGTATTTATTTACAATATTAAATAATTCATCACTAACTAATGGTGCTTTTTCTCCCATAAAAATATGATTATATAATTTATCTACAACATTTTTATAATTATTATCAGTATTTTTGTGTAAGTTACTAACTAAAATTTTTCCAGCTAATAACGAATAATCAGGATGGTGTGTAGATAAATTTGCAGAAATTTCAGCTGCTAACTCATCTAACTCACTAGTGTTAACTCCTTTATATACACCATTAATAACTTTTTGTGCAACTATGACTGGATCAATATATTCAGTATTTAATCCTTCTACTAGTTTTGCAATTCTAGATATTATCTTATCAAAAGATACAGGTTCAATTGTTCCATTACGCTTAGTGACAAACATTTTATTTTAATAATTAAAAATATTAAAATAAATCATTTTTAAACATTGTTTATTTTATAATTAAAATTAGTATGTCCAATACCTAATTCTAATACACTAATTAACTCATCATGTGATTTTATTTTATTTTCATTTTTTTTAATATAGTTTTCAAGTTGTTTTTTACTGTTTTTATTTTGTCTTTCTAATAAAGAAATTAAAAACTTATATTTATTTTTTAATAATCTTAATTCTTTTTCGTAGTTAAATTTTAAATATTTATATAAAAAATTTATTTTCATATTCAAAATAACTGAAATATCTTCTTTAGTTTTATAAGAAGGAATAAAATTTTCTATATATTCGTATATATCAACTATACAAGTTTTAAGAATAATATCATTATCTTCTTCCATATTTATTTTTAAGAATTCAATTCTTAAAAATATAATTAAAAATAAATACTTAATCATCATTAAATATAATATGATAATTTTTTATTCCACAATTTTTTAAATATGTCAAAGTTTTTTCTAAGTCATTACTATTAATTATAATTTTAGTATAATTTAAATCGGAATTCATTTTATTAAATTGAATTATTTTTTTAAATTTTTTTTAACTATTCTATGTGTTACATAATTATTCTTTCTTGTAATCTTTATAATTGAACCAGGTGAAAAATGATAAAATTTACATATTGGATCTGTAACAAACATTTTTGCCATCTTTATTCCCCATTTTTTTTTAAATTTTTGACTTTCTATAGGTGAAAGTAGTTCAAAATTTTTAGGTTGTAATTCATGTTTTGTTATATTAAAACTCAATTCTTTATAAGTAAATATTTCAAAATCTAATATTTCAATCTTACAATTTAAATTTATCTCTGGTTTATTTATAGATATATTATTTATTAATTTTAGTGCGGAAGATGTAATTGTATCTATATACATAATTAAACAATGTTTAATTCCTAAACTATTAATCTTTCTTGTATAGTATTGAACATACTCTGTATTAAATTTTTCAATATTAGTAAAAAATGCATAAACTTCTTCATCATTTTGTTTAGTTGCAACTAATATATCTTCTTCTTCTTCTTTTATTTCTTTATCATAAGTAGATTTTTCAAAATTTATAATATATCCTCTTTGTTCAAACATTTCTTTTACAACTTGTTTTGTAGTGATTTTACTATAATTATCCATAATTATTTATAAAGTTATAAGATAGACAGTATTTTAAAATATTTAATTTTTTATATTATAAAATCTATTTTATAATATAAAAATACCTGTTAGTTTTTTATATTACAGTTATTATATTCTTTTAACTTAAAAATACTATTTATCACAACTAAAACATTACGATTCAACGAATGATAAAAAAACAAAAAGTTTGTTGATTCTATTTTGGTAAAAAAAAACTACAGATCATCTTGCCAAAACTGAAGAAACCGAAACTATTTGCTTATTTGGACCGTGTCTTGACATCAACTGTTCAACTGTGTCTAATATGATTTGCAACAATTGCAACAACCTCATCGGGGTTGATACCTTTGATTGGTTCCTTTCCATTGAAGAAATCCTTCAAGAGGGTCTTGACCTGTGGATAATTTTTGATTTTATAAAAATGAAAAAATATACTATTTTAATATATATAATATATATAGTATAATATGAGTACAACAACAAACAATGCTAAACAAAAACATGCGGAGTTATTACGATTTACTGTAAAAAGTTGTATAAGAGCAGATGAATTAGATATATCACTTAATCCACATTTAGATGATGCATATGAATTTTTACATCCAACTAAAGCTTTTATGGATGTTTATAAACAAATTACTTCAGATTACTTACCTTATTACGAGCAAAAACATCCAAATTTTGAACATCGGGAAATTCTTAAAAATGTAACTGAATTTAATAATTTTGCTCGTAATCAGTTCGCTACTAATCTACACTACCAAGTAGTACATCAAAACTTTATAGAAAAATATAACAAATTTACAAATGAAAATAGAAATGAAGAATTTAGTTTAGTCAAAAAAATTGTTAGTTTATACAAAATGAAAGAAATTACAGCTACTGCTGAGTTAGATTTTCTATCTGGATTTCTTGAAAGGTATGTAGAAGAAGGTATAAAATGTGGATGGATGACAGAAGTATAAATTAATGATATTAAATAAAAAGTTATACTATTGCATTTACCTGGAAATAACAAGTCTTTGAATAAATCTTTTACACCTTTTCTCATTTAAAACGCCAATTAAATTTGTAACGAAAAGGTGTAAAGAAAAATTTGTCAGGTAAAATCTATTACACTAAAATCTACTAAACTCATTTATAGTTTTATTTTTTTTTTATTAAATATATACAAATTTTTAACATTTCTTTTTACATAAAAGATCCTTGTTTAATAGTATAATTAACATAATTGGTAATAATATGATGATTATGTAATAAAATATTACTAATCCTGCATCATTTTTAATTATATTAATGTTTTCAATTTTATTTTTTATTTCTTCCTTTTCTTCATTCACAATAAGTATACTATTATCAATTATTTGTTTAGTTTCTTTTTTTACATCACTAATATAACTATTAACAACAATAATGAAAAATATAAAAAATATGAAAAATACTAAAATAGTCCATAATAGATTATAAATTTTTATGTTTTCTTTACTACTCATTTATTTTTATATTATTTTTTAAAATTAATTATATTAAATAAAAAGTTATACTATTGTATTTACTTGGAAATAAAAGCTTTCTGAATAAAATTTATCTAAACTCATATTTATCTTATTTTTTTAAACCACAATATATTTTTTTGAAATTTCCAAAAAACCAAATTGGTAAAGATACAAATATGATCGTTAATAAAAACCATACATAATAACCACCTTGAAGTTCATCAATTTTTTTTATTTTTTCTTCATTAGTTGTATTATTGTCATTAACTATTTTTTTAACTTCATCTTTAATAATGTATGTTTTGCTGAATTCAGCAAATATTATAGCACCTATAATTAAAACTATACCATATACTGGAATAAGAAGTATAATATTATCTTTAAGTTTAATTTCACAAAAAAGAGAGTTAGAAGAAATTGTTGTGTTATTATTATTACTCATTTATTTTATTATTTATTTATTTTATTTTTTATTTTTAATAGTTATATATTAAAAATAATATTAAAAGCTTAAAATAAAGGTAGTTTACATTTTAAAACCACATTTAACACAAACTTTAAAAAAGTTGGTAAAAAGAAAATAACAGCAGCTAGTAATAAAACTTCAAGTTGTTGAACAACTTCTTTTTTATCAGTATCTGTTTTTTTTTCATTTTCAACAACTCTATTTTTTATTGACCACGCCCACAATGAAATTATACCAGTATATAATAAAAATAACACAATATATAATAAATATGATAACTGTTTACACCAATAATTACTTGCTTCATCTGTAAGATTAAACGAACTTTTAACTAAATCAAAAAATTTACTCATTTTTTATTATAAAATATTTTTTTTTGTTAAATTATTTTTTTGTTAAATTATTTTAAAAAATTCTCTACCCGAAGGCTCTTTACTATCACTCCACTTTGGTAACCAATAATACATTTCAGGTCTATAACGTTGAAAATTTTCATTAAATATTTTTTTATACCAATATGCTTCTTTTGATGGAAATTTTTCTTTAACACTATTGAATTCTTCATTTGATATTAATTTGTCAACATGTTCTTGAATATATTTATACCATGGTTTTTCTAAGTTACTAACACCATCTGAAAAACCATCTTTTCTTCTCCATAAAATACTATGTGGTAACAAATATTTATTTTCAATTGATTTTCTTAAAAGATATTTTTCAAAACGAAATAATGGTTTTTTAATATCACCTGATAAACTCATACATAAATTTACAAAATTCCAATCTAAAAATGGTACTCTTAACTCTAAACCATTAGATGAAATAGTTCTATCTGCTCTTAAAACATCATATAAATATAAATCATCAACTAATCTTTTACTTTCTTTTTCCAACTCTAAATCATTTGGAGCTTTATGAAAATAAAGATAACCACATAATAGTTCATCAGAACCTTCACCACTAAAAATTACTTTATCATCTGTATTTGTAGAGATATATTTAGCCACTAAATACATACCAATACTTGCTCTTATAGTTGTTATATCATAACTTTGGATATTTTTAATTACTTCTGGTATAATTGCTAAACCTTCTTCTGGTGTAAATATAATTTCATTATGTACAGTTCCTAAATAATTCGCCATTATTTTTGCATAATGTAAATCTATTGAATCTTTCATTCCAATAGAATAAGTACGAACATTTTTAGATCCAATAAGATTACATAAAATACTTGCTACTAAAGAACTATCTAGTCCACCTGAAAGTAAACAACCAATTGGTCTATCAGTAATTATTCTTTTTTTAATTGATTCAAAAAAAGTATTATATACTAAATCATATAACTTATCAGTTTCATAAGTAATTTTTTCATATAAAAATTGTTCATGATATATATTAATATATACATCATCTTCATTTTTTTTATACAAAGCATACCCTGGTTTAAATTCAGTTATTATATTATTACCAAATTCTAATGCACTTGGTACCGATGCAATAGAAAATAAATTATTTGTTTTATCGTGTCCTAAAAATAAAGGTCTTACACCTATTCTATCTCTTCCTAAATAAATTTTATCATTATCTACTAAAACAATTGCAAAAACACCATATAATTTTTTAACAGTATCTTCAAACCCAAATTTTTCATATAATTTTAAAATTACTTCACAATCACTATTTGAACTACATTTTAAATGATATGTTTTTATTAATTCTTTAAAGTTATAAATTTCACCATTACACATTAAATACTTACCATCTGATATAAAAGGTTGATTTCCATTTGAACTTTTATCCATAATTGCTAAACGTGCAAAACATAAATATCCTTGGTTTATTTCTAATTCAGAAAAATCGTCAGGACCTCTTTGTTTAATAATGTTTTGACATTTTTTATATTCATTCATATCAATAGATTTATAATTACCAAAAGTACATAATATTCCACACATGATGTTTATAATTTATAATTTATATTTAAATTATTATTTATTATAAAATAATAAATGAAGGTTTTTTATAAAAATATTTTAATTATAATGTTTACTATATTTTTTTCATTTATTATAATATATAATTATTTGAATATTGTAACAAGTTGTAAAAAAAAAATAAATATTTATAGTTTTTTTGAAAATAAATATTTAAATATAAAAAAAAATATTAAATTTAATTTAGATAATTTTAAAAAAGTTGAAGTAGAACCTATAAAAAATGAAGTAGAATCTATAAAAAATGAAGTAGAATCTATAAAAAATGAAGTAGAATCTATAAAAAATGAAGTAGAATCTATAAAAAATGAAGTAGAACCTATAAAAAATGAAGTAGAACCTATAAAAAATGAAGTAGAACCTATAAAAAATGAAGTAGAACCTATAAAAAATGAAGTAGAACCTATAAAAAATGAAGTAGAACCTATAAAAAATGAAGTAATAGAAAAATACAAAGATAAAATTAATTTTGTGTATGTTTCTACGGTTAGTAAAATGTATGCACCAAATATAATAGAATATATTTTAAAATATATCCCAAATTTAAAAATTGTAGAACATAATAAAGCGAATTATATTATATATCATATAGTAGAATATGATAAAAAATATAATAAACATAAAATAAATATTGTAATATCAGGAGAACCTACTTACTTAAATAACAAAGTTGATTTAGTTATAGGAACAACTTTAAAACAAAATACTTTATTTAATATTTATTATCCTTTATTATATGGTTCTTTAAAAGAACATAAAAAATCAATAAATAATTTAGATTATAATGTAAAAAAAACAAAGTTTTGTGCATTTATGTATAAAATGCATTATGAACACAGAGTTAAATATTTTGATTTAATAAATAATTATTATAAAAAAGTAGATGGGTTAGGAAAAAGTCGTAATAATATAAAACTTAATTCAACTAGAGATGTATATAATGAAAATGAAACATATAATGATATTGCAGTAGAAATATATAAAGATTATAAATTTGTATTAGCTATTGAGAATTGTAAAAAACAAGGATATTCAACTGAAAAATTAATTAATCCATTAATTGCAAATTGTATTCCAATTTATTGGGGTGATTCAAATATATTTAATTATATTAACAAAAAAAGAGTTATATATATTGATGATTATACAGACATTGAATTATTAAATGTTATAAAACATATTGATAATAACGAACAAGAATATAATAGAATTATAAATGAAAAATGGTTTGTAAACGAAAATAAATTACCTAATAATATTGAAATGGAATTAGAATTAAATATAAAAAATATTTTAGAAACTGAAATTTTTAAATAGATTAAATGTTTTTTAAAGAATAAATAGTTGTCATAAAATGTTATCAGAAAATGAAATACCTAATATAGCACTTTTAATAATGTGCAAAGATGAAGAACAAAGAATCGAAGTTACTTTAAATAGCACAAAAGATATTATTAAATCTGTTATAGTATACGATACTGGTTCTACGGATAATACACTAAATATAATAAGAAATTTTTGTGAAAAAAATAATTTATTATGTAGGATTAAAGAAGGTATTTTTGAAGATTTTGCAACATCAAGAAATATCAGTTTGGATTTTGCGGATACTTTTTTAGATGTTGATTATATATTATCATTAGATGTTAACGATGAATTAAGAAATGGAAATATTTTAGTACAAGAAGCAATAAAATATAAAAATATTAAAGATTTTACGTCGTTTTTAGTATGTCAAGAATGGTATTCAGGTAAAACAGATAGATATTTTAATACACGTTTTATAAAACCAAGAACTAATTGGAGATATAAAGGAAGTGTTCATGAATACTTAGATAATGATGATAAAGAAAATAATAAAGTAATTAAATTAACAGATGAAATTATTTTATATCAAAATAGAATAGCAGATAATAATAAAAGTGGTCCAAGATTTATTAGAGATAAAAAATTTTTATTAAATGATTATGAAATAGATCCAACTGAACCTAGAACTGTTTTTTATTTAGCGCAAACATGTAGTTGTTTAAATCAATTTGATGAATCTTATAAATATTATGAAATAAGAAGTAATTTAGAAGGTTTTCAAGAAGAAAAATTTCATGCTTATTTACGTTGTGGTGATTTAAACAATATTATGAATCGTAATTGGTATGTATCTTTACAATGGTTTATAAAAGCTTTTGAACATTCGAAAAGAGCAGAACCGTTAATATATATAACAAAACATTATATACAACAAAAAGATTGGTTAACAGCATTTATATTTTGTGATGCTGCTTGTAAATTAGAATATCCTTATGAATCTATTCTTTTTGTAGATAATTTTTGTTATAATTATGAAAGATGGCATTTATTAGGAATTATTTCTTATTATGTTAAACATTTTAAAGAAGGTGAAGTTGGATGTAAAAATGCAATTGAATATGCTGAAAAAAATAATTTAAACTGTGATTATGATAAACATAATTTACGATTTTATTTATTAGAACAAAATAATTTATTAAATCAA